CCAGCCCTCCAGCCTTGCGGAAATGGCAGGGGCTATCCCTCCAGCCCTCCAGCCTTGCGGAAATGGCAGGGGCTATCCCTCCAGCCCTCCAGCCTTGCGGAAATGGCTTTTTTGATCATTCCATATAATGAAGAAACATTGTATAAAAACTTGAAAGTTTATGGACAAGAAAAAGCAATCAAAAGTTTTTTATAATTTTTTTCAAATTATCAAAATTTCCTGTTGACATTATCAAATTTTCATGGTATTATAATCACGTCAACAGGAAATCATGTTGACAAGCCCCACAAAATACAGAATGGAGGAAAGCAAGCAATGTTTTTCAAGGAATGGAAGCAAAAGAGGGATATTAAAAGAAAAATTGCGGCTATTGATGAAAAAGTGTATGGACAACTTGACAGACAGATGAAAGCTTGTGTTTCTGAAATTCAAAACATGGTAAAGGAAACAGAAAAGGAACATAAACAGCTTGAAAAAGCTATGAAACAGCTTGCAAGGATATAAAGAAACGGAAATTGAAATGGAGGAATGAAGCAATGAAGAAAACAGTATGGACAAGCAAATATTTTTGCGGGAATAAGATTTCTGATTATGGCATTGAAAATAAGCGCGTTGATTATGCTACACTTGCAAAAAGCTTTCAGCATGTTCTTTGTAATGACATTATTTCCGAAACAAATTATGTTGTTGGTGAATGGGAAGTTGTAAACGGTTCAGAAGTTTATTATGAAGATAAAAACGGGAATTTCTTAGATTATGAAGAAATGGAAGAAGCAAAAGAAGAATTGCAAGCGAAAATTGAAAAGCTGGAGGAAATGAAAGAAGAAACAGAAGACGAAACAGAAATTGAAAAGTTGGAAGAAGAAATTTCTGAATTGGAAAGAGAAATGGAAGAATTGGAAGAAGAACATTATGAAGAATTCTATCAATATTACATTATTTCCGGTTCCGGTTATGAAATTCTTTCAGATTATACCCATGAAACAGTATTCTACAATGAAAAATTAGATTTATATGTGTGGGCTGTTTCCCATTATGGCACAAGTTGGGATTATGTTTTGACTGAAATTCCGGTTGAATTGGAGGAAAAATAACAATGTATGTTAGAAAAACAATTGACGTATATTATATTGTTTCCGGTTACGGAATTGAAACAGCTTGTGCAAGTCTGAAAGAAGCAAAACAGAATTTGAAAGATTATAGGGAAAATGTCAATTATCCTGTATGGATTGAAAAGAAAAGAGAAAAGAAGGAAGGGAAATAAAATGTTGAAAAAGTTTGATAATGGAATTGTTTTCAAGAATGGAAATGTAAATTTCCGCTTCACAAACATTGACATTGACATTATAAACGATAATTCTTTATATCCTTATACAGACGATTTCACACAATTGCAAGAATGTTTGGAATGGATTGACATATATTTGACAGGTGAAGAAAATTATTATTGGAATGATCAATCATGGATTGCATACAGTTTTAACAATCAAAAAGAATATGAAATATATTCCAGTGATATTAAAAAGCTAATGGAAGGAAAAACAGTCAAGTTATACGCAAGAAAAGCAAGTGAAGAAACAATCGCAAGAATGGAGGAAAGATAACATGTTGCATTTTGAATTCATGGATAAAAGCAATCCTTTTGTGTATTATGGAAATGATGAAGAAAAGGAATTGAAAAAATGGTTGCGTAATTATCGGATTGCAAGAAATGACGGGAATGGTTTTTATCTGTTAGCTGAAAAGCAAGAAACATTGTTTGAAATACGGGAATTAGATTGTTGGTTGTATGATGAAGAATGGACACAAAACACAAGTTATTTTGTGGGAAACATGGTTACAAAAGCAGAAAATGAAAAACGCGCTTTTACAAAATGGCTGAAAAAGAAGGGAATTTCTTTCAAGAATAACAGAAAAAGAATGGATTGTTTCAAGTGCTTGCGGCTATTGTCAAGGGGATTATGTTACAATCATTTATTGCAAGGATTATTATAGCAATCCACAAATTGAAGCGGAAATGTTTTTAGGTTGTGCAAAAGAATTTTGTGTAGTTGAATTGGATGAAACAGAAAATGAAATTGATTCTTGTTATGGTTATTATGTTGCGGATTGTCAAGTAAAGAATGATCATGATTATAAAAAGATTGTATGTGAATATGCTGGAATTGATGAAGCGGAAACAGAATTACAGTTGATTTCACGCGAATATGTAAAACGTTGTTATGATTATAAAACGATATAAAGAAGGGAATTATATAACATGATCATTCTTGCAATTCTTCTTTTGCCCCTTATGATTTTAGCGGAATTGATGAAATTACAGAAATGATATGGAGGAATGAAGAAATGAAAAATTATCCTGTTGAAATGTATGATTATAAAGAAAAGGAATTCTTCATCACTGATTTGCAAAAATGGCTTGCACAAAATGAAGCGGAAATAATAGATTGTTTTGACGGTTGCTTATTAGATTATTATGTCATTGCTTGCAAGAATGGAACATGTTTTGTTTTTGAAGAATATGCAACAGAATGGGCAAGTAAATATCACGCTTATTTTTTCAAGAATGATCATTCTGAAAAGTATAAGCGGATAGAAGAAGAATGGTATGAATTGCAAGCAAGGATTGAAGAAATAGCAATGAAGGAATGAAGCAATGAAGAATTACAAGGAAAGAAAAGAAGCAATCCGCAATGAAGCGATTGAATTTCAATACAGTTTTTCAGAAGGGGAACAATACAGTTATAAAGCGCTTGCGGATATACAAGGATATTTTGAAAAGCAAGGCAAGAAATACGGATTGTTAAAAGAATTCCGTGAAAATGGTATTATATAAGGATTGCAAAAAGCAATCCTTTTCTTTTGCCTTTTAAGCACGCTTTAAGCGTTTCTTTTATTTCATGGTATAATTCCCTTGCTTTATATCACAAGCCTGTTACAAGTCAAATTTTGGGCTTTTACGCGCAAATTATTTTGCTTGTTTTTCTTGCCTTGTGGGCCTTGTGGGGGAATGACGCGAAGCCGCCGCGCCGGAGGGAGTGGTTTGAATAGCCGCGAAAAATAAAAGGCCATTTTATCAAAAATATCTGTTGACAATATCATTAAAACATGCTATACTCCTATCGAAAGGTGGTGCTACAATGACTGAACGGCAAGCTATCCGCGACATTATGAAACTCCGTGGCTGGTCACAGCAGAAGTTAGCTGATGAGTGCGGTTTCAAACATCAAACCAATGTGGCAAGCTTATTGAATGAGAACCCCAATACCAAAGGAATGAGGGTAGACAACCTGTTCAAGCTGATTGACGCGATGGGTTGTGAGATTGTCATTCGTGACAAGATGGGGTCGAAAAAGGAATGGGTGATTACATCCACACCTGACCTTACCCCCGCCCCGACCATTGAAGAACTCCTACAAGCTGGTAAAATCACTTTCGATGAAGCTATTGCCAAAGGCTGGAGACCTTCTCCTGAAATGCTGACAAAAATGCTGGGGTGATCTTATGTCCAAGCGCCGTTCCTTTTCCCTGACCCCGCAAGCCAAAGATGGCTTACACACTCTCGCCCTGATCCTGCTGGTGATTCTCTTTTTCCCTGTCATGGTCTTATGGGCGCTGTTAAAAAAGCAGAAGTGATTGTTCCACCCGCGCCCTCTTCTGTATAACTCCCACCCAAAGGAGTGTTGATCGTTATGTCGAAGCGAATCTCACCCGTCCCCCAATCTCATTCTAATTCCCTCTCTCCTAACGCTCCCACCATTTACGGCTATGCCCGTGTGTCCTCCAAAGGACAGGAGAGATACGGGAACTCACTGCAAGATCAAACCTCTCAGCTTATCAATGCTGGATGTGATCCCCAGAATATCTATCACGATTCTTACACTGGTACATCCATTATGCGTCCGAACTTCTCTGTCTTACTCACCAAACTGCAACCGGGCGATACTCTCACAGTCACAAAGCTGGACAGGTTTGCCCGGACTGCCGCCGATGGCGTGAACCTGATTCAGTCTCTTCTCTCTCGGAACATTACGGTCAACATTCTGAACATGGGCAAGGCTGACAATACGCCGATGGGCAAACTGCTGATTACCGTCCTGCTGGCTTTTGCAGAGTTTGAGCGTGACATGATCGTGGAGCGTACTCAGGCTGGCAAGGCAACTGCCAAAGCCGCCAATCCTGATACTTACAAAGAGGGAAGACCGCCCCTTAACCTCGATACCCAAACTCTCCAAAAATTCCGGGAAAAACAAAAAGACGGTTCTCTCACAGTCTCCCAAATCTGTACATCTCTCCACATATCCCGCGCTTCTTGGTATAACTATATAAAAACCTTGCCAACACCCCAACCGCTGAAAGGAGATGCTGTCGCATGAAATCCATCATCACTATTCTGTCCCTCATCCTTGTTTTGACTTTCACCCTTCCCGCCTGTGCGGAGACCATCTCAAACCCTGTCCCGATCAAAGAAGCCTTTTCGACCTACTATTCTACATCAAAAGTGTTGGTGGAGAACGATGCTTATATTCTTATCTCTGTGGATTACGCAGAAATCTCTAAGGGGAACAACGTAACCTCGGAAGACCTCAAAGTGACCGCAAGCCCGTATAAGTATGTCATTGTCTTAGGTATGCAAAATGATCTTCCTGTAATGTGCTTGTACATTCCTGTGAATGAAGACGGGTCACTTCCGCAAGGTGGTATAGTCGGAGACCCGAACACAACCTCTACAGTGCTTATCTCCCCTGCGTTGATGTTTCAAAATATGACACCGACTGCTCCGTGAAACTTACCGTAAAGTTACTGTAACTTACTATAACGCCGATGCCCTGTGCATACTGTCCTCACTCTGAGGGTTGTCTGCACAGGGCTTTTTCATTCCACTAAAGAAGGTGATAAACTTGAACGAATTCTCCCTCATCCAGCAAATCAAAGACCTGATTCGGCAAGACCCCTTGAATCTGGACGCGCATGATGCTCTCTACCGGGTGCTGGCAAACGCTTCTCTCACCCCCACTCTCAAAGACAGGCTGTTTCTGGTCAAATCCTGTAAACAAGCTGTCCAGCGCATTGTGACCAATCCGGTATACTATCACAATGACCCGAAAAAAGCGTCCGCGCTTGCCAACCGTTTTCTTGACCTTCAAAAAGACGCGCTTCTGCTGGCGGCTCCTGACGATTTTGACAGCTACATCCAGTACATTGAGTGGGAACGCGAACCCCGGAAGCAGTTCTATCTCCCCCGGCGCTCTGTCCTTAAAACTGTTGTCAATGCTTTGCAAGACCTTGCAGACGATAAGCTGGATTTGCTGGCTATCTCTCTGCCGCCCGGAACGGGCAAGACAACTCTGGCGATCTTCTACCTGACATGGCTGGCGGGGAAATATCCTGACCAACCGATGTTGACTGGTTCTCACTCCAACGCTTTTGTACGGGGTGTATATGATGAGTGTCTTAGAATCCTTGATCCTCAGGGTGAATACCTGTGGCATGACGTGTTCCCTTCTGTCAACGTGACCGGGACGAACGCTAAAGACTGCCGTATTGACCTTAATACCCGGAAACGCTTTGAAACGCTGGAATTTACCTCTATCGGGACTGGTAACGCTGGTCTGTACCGTGCGGCTACCTTGCTCTATTGCGATGACCTTGTTTCTGGTATTGAGGTCGCGCTGTCCAAAGAGCGGCTGGACAAGCTTTGGGAAACCTACACGACAGACCTAAGACAGCGTAAAATCGGTGATCATTGTAAGGAATTGCACATCGCCACACGCTGGTCTGTACATGATGTTATTGGACGGCTGGAACGGGAATATGGCGAATCTGAACGGGCGCGGTTCATCGTCATTCCCGCCCTCAATGACGAAGATGAAAGCAATTTTGACTATCTTTACGGGGTGGGTTTCTCAACCGAAACCTACCACGAACAGCGGCAAATCATGGATGAAGTCAGTTGGAAAGCCCTGTACATGAACCAGCCGATTGAGCGTGAGGGCTTGCTCTACCGTGCTGACGAACTTCAACGGTACTTCGATCTACCTGACACGCCGCCTGACGCTATTATTTCTGTATGCGATACCAAAGACCGGGGGCAGGACTATTGCGTGATGCCGATTGCCTACCAGTATGGGCAGAATTTCTATATTGAGGAAATCCTGTGTGATAACAGCAACCCGGAGATTGTGGATGCAAGGCTGGTAGACATCCTTCTCAGACACAAGGTTCAAATGAGCCGTTTTGAATCCAACAGCGCCGGGGGTAGGGTAGCGAAGGACGTACAGGAACAAGTGAAAAAGAAGGGCGGTATTACAAAGATTACCACCAAATTCACGACTGTCAATAAAGAAACGAAAATCATTATGGCAAGCCCTTATGTGAAGGAACATTTTTTCTTCAAAGACGAGAGTAAATATACCCGCGAATACCGAAAAGCTGTGAACATGATTTGCTCCTATACCATGAGCGGCAAAAATAAGCACGATGATACTGTGGACGCGCTGGCTCAGTTGGTGGAATACATTCAATCCTTCCAGACTGGCAAGGTGGAAGTCAGACAGAGGGTGTTTTGAAATTCCGACTAAAAAGGCGAACGTTCACCAGCTGATCCAGCCCCTTAATGTTCGCAATTATAGGCGTTTTGCAGGTAAAACCATTGACAATCGTTCGTGTTTGTGCTAAAATTCAGATGTAAGAGTAGACCCATGAGAAGCAATGTTCGCTTTTCACCAGTCTACGTGAAGACGCTTATGCGTGTACGTCTTAGGACGTAAAGCATAAGCGTCTTTTCTTTTTTACACGATCACAAAGCCTGAGGGGAGGGGGTGAACCCAATGCCTGACGAAAACGAGCAGATTACGACTGAGACTGAAACCTCTACGGTTGAAGAAGACGAGTACACGGAAGAAAGCGCTGATCGTGCTACGCCTTGCCTGTTTGGTCGGAAAGAAATCCTGACCGCCGTGGATGAGATCACGAAGGACAATCTGCTGGACGTTCTGCACAAAGCCTTGGGGGTACACTCCTTCAACAAGGCTCAGATTGATTACCTGTACCGCTACATGCGTGGCGAACAGCCGATCCTCTCTCGCAAGAAGGTCGTGCGGCCTGAGATTTGCAACAAGATTGTGGAGAATCACGCCGCCGAAATCGCTGAGTTTACGTCCGGGTATTTCCTTGGGGAGCCTGTGACGTACATTCGCCGGGGTGAGCGTGAGGAAGCGTCCAAAGCGGTGTCCATGCTGAACGATTACATGTTCTTTGAGGACAAGGCTTCTCACGACAAAGACCTGTCTACGTGGATGGCGATTTGCGGCATTGGGTACAGGATGGTTCTTCCCGGTCAGGGTGACGGAGACAGCGAAGAAGATTCGCCCTTTGAACTCGATACGCCCGACCCCCGGACTACGTTTGTGGTCTATCATAGCGGGTTTGGTCATCGCAGGATGATGGGTGTCCGCATTATCTACCGGGAGAAGGAACCCAACGTTTACGACCGCCTGTATTGCGGCTATACGAAGACGCACTATTTTGAAGTGCTGAACGGTGCTCTGATGAAGTGGGAGCCGCATATTCTTGGCGATATTCCGATCTATGAGTATCGCCTGAATATGTCCCGGATGGGGTCTTTTGAACCCGCTATCCCCCTGCTGGACGCGATCAACACGATCATGAGCAACCGTGTGGACGGGCTGGAACAGTTCGTGCAATCCTTCCTCAAATTCAAGAACTGCGATCTTGAAGATAAGGATGTTAAGAAAATCGGCAAGCTGGGCGCGATCTTCATTAAGAACGCCGAAGGACTTGATTCTGACGTGACGCTGGTCAGTCAGGAACTCAATCAGGAGCAGACCCAAACCCTTGTCGATTATCTCTACGATCAAGTGTTGGTCATCTGCGGTATGCCGTCCAGCACGAAGGGCGGGGCTTCTACCTCTGATACGGGTCAGGCGGTCTTCCTGCGGGATGGCTGGAGCCAGTGCGAAGCAAGGGCGAAGGACACCGAACTGCTGTTCAAACGTTCCGAAAAGGAATTTCTGCGGCTGGTTCTGCGGATTATCCGCACGACACAGGATTTCGACCTTTCGTTGTCTGAGGTAGAGTGCAAATTCACTCGCCGCCAGCACGATAACCTCCAGAACAAGACGCAAGCCCTGTTGGCGATGCTACAGGCTGGTCTCAATCCTGAGGTAGCGATTGCTACCAGCGGATTGTTCAATGATCCGATGGATGTCACGGAGCAGAGCAAGGAATATCTGGTGAAGTGGAAACCCATTGTTTTCAAACCCGCTCCTGTGGATGAGGACAAAGAAGACGATCAAACGCCGTCTGACGATGAGAACCGTGAACCAGACAAAACCAAACCTGAGGAAGATGAGGTATGAAAAACCTTTATCGACACGCCGATTCGGCGCTGAAACGGCTCTACGCTTTTGCGGCTTCCCTCTTTCAGCAAGCGGCGATGTTGGCAAGCTGGGATGAACTGAACATCATCCGCACAACGGAGACTATCTTCTCTGAAATGGACGAAGCCGCCAAACGGGAATTCCTCTGGATTGCCCGGAAAGCCCGGAAGGACGTAGAAGCGGAACTGGCGCTTCCTCACCGGGATTTGGACGATGCTTTCATCCTCATGCTCTACGCCCGGTACGACCCGAAGACGCAGTACAAGTACGACAACGAGTGGGAGCGCAAGCGTGAGCGCCTTGTGGAAGCCGCAATGGCTGTCCAACACGCTAACCAGAATTACCGTGGCGCTAACAGTAACGAACTCCGGGCTGTTCTGCAACGGACGCTGAACCTGATGGAACAGCAGTTGCGGGAAATGGCTGATACGGTGACGGACGAAACCCGGAATGACGCTTTTGCGGAAGCTGGGATTCCGAAGGTCATGTGGAACACTCAGCGGGACGAGCGGGTTTGCTCTGTCTGCCGGGAACGGGACGGCAAGGTCTATCCCCTGTACGGTGTCCCGGATAAACACCATCGTTGCCGTTGCTACCTGACCCCCGTGGTGGAAGACCCATCACAACCCTGATTATCGCGGTGGAAACACCGTTTTAATCGTCTGAGAGAACAGACGTTAAACAAACGCAAGCCGTCAGAGAAGACGGGATATAAAAGTCGCAGATAATTTCGTCTGAGAGAACAGACGTTAAACAAACGCAAGGAGGAACTTATGGCTTTTGATTGGACGAAGGTTGAAGGTTATCGTGATGACTTAACTGCGGAGGAAAAGTTAGCACTGTTGGACAGTCAACCGGAAACGCCCCCTGAAACCGAACCTCAGACCCCTCCTGCTGAGACTGAAAAGCCCAAAGCTGGATATGTGTCTAAGACCCGGTACGATCAGGTGGCAAGCGAACTGGCGGCGGCAAAGAAACAGCTTAAATCCCGCTTGTCGGAGGACGAGCAGAAAGAGTTGGAACGCCAGACTGCCGTCAATGAGATGGAGACAGAATTGAAGGAACTGCGGCACGAAAAGAAGGTGTCCACCTACAAGGCTTCTTATCTCGCACAGGGTTATGACGAGCAGTTGGCAGACAAGGCCGCTAACGCTTTAGCGGACGGCGATATGGAAACCGTTTTCGCCGTCATGAAACAGCAGAGCGCTAATGCGGAAAAAGCCATGAAAGCGCGGCTCATGAAGGAGACAAGCGTTCCTCCTGCATCTGAAACACCCAAAGAACCAGACAAAGACGCAAAGGTGGAGGCGATCATGCGTGAAAGCATGGGGCTACCACCGCTCAAAAAATAAGAAAAGGAGTGATTACGCATGCCTAACACTATTGCTCTGGCTCAGAAATTCCTGCCAATGCTGGATGAGGTCTATAAGGCCGCTTCCCGCACGTCCATTCTGGACGCTACTCATGTTGACATCGTGAACGCCAACACCGTCAAGGTGTACAAGACCTCTATGGACGGTCTGGGCGATTATTCCCGCAACGGCGGCTTCACCGATGGTGATGTCAACGGTACGTGGGAGACCCTGACCCTCACCAAAGATCGCGGTCGGTCTTTTCAGGTTGACGCGATGGATGATGAGGAAACTATCGGCATGGCGTTCGGTACGCTGGCTGGTGAATTCATCCGCACGAAGGTTGTTCCCGAAGTGGACGCTTACCGCTTTGCGAAGATGGCTTCCGCGACTGGCATTTCTAAGGCCACTGCCGCTAACGTGACCATCGGCACGACCGATGTTCCCGGCCTGATTGACGAAGGTGAGCGTCAGATGAACGAAGACGAAGTTCCCTATGAGAATCGTATTCTGTTCATCTCTGAGAGCGCCTATGCTGGTCTGAAAGCGAAGGTCGTTCGCACGACCATGAACGGCGAGAACGGCATTGACAAGGACATCCTGACCTATTCCACCATGAGGGTCATCCGTGTTCCGCAGAGCCGTTTCTATACCGCGATCACGATGCGTGACGGTAAGACCTCCGGTCAGGAAGCTGGCGGCTATGTCGGCACGTCTGGCGCTTATCCGATCAACTTCATGATCGTGCATCCCTCTGCGGTGTGTCAGGTCTTGAAGCATGTCAAGCCCCGCATTTTCGCGCCTGATGTGAACCAGAAGGCCGATGCGTGGAAGTTTGACTATCGTGTCTACCACGACACCTTTGTTTATGAGAACAAGGTGAAGGGTATCTATCTCCATACTGCCGCGACCGCTCTTACCTAAGGAGGGTAAAGGCAATGGCTGAAAAGCGTACTCCGCAAGGTCTGATTGTGGGCATTATCCCTGAGGAAAAACCTCAGGAACAGCCAACTCAGCAGGAAGCGGCTGAAAAGCCAGTTTCCACTCGCGGACGGAAACCGAAGACAGAAAACAAGGACTAATGAAGGGAGGGTAGACCGTATGACAGACACAGAAAAGCTTTCGATGATTAAATCTCTCCTTGGACTGACTGCGACCGCAGACGAAAGTATGGACGCGCTTCTAACGGCCTACCTGAACGCCGCCGCGAAGGAGATCGTTGCTTGGCGCTATTCCTACGGTACGGAGGAAATCACCGAAGTACCGCAGGAATACGTCATGACACAGATTTTCGCAGTCGTGGACGGGTTTTCTCAGGGTGGCGGCGAAGGGCAGACCATGCACACGGAGAACGGGGTGAGCCTGACGTTTAAGTATGCCGATATGGTGGCTTACGTCCGGGCGAACGTCCGTCCTATCTGTAAGGTGGTGTAGCCCATGCGCTGTCTGAGAAGACATGAAAAGCCTTGTTATTACGCCCTGTTTGAGAGCGTTGGGCAGTACACGGACGAGTACGGCAACGTAACGTCTGGTGCTGACGTGAAGTATCAGAATCCCGTGAAGCTGATGGCTCACGTTTCCCCCGCCCGGAATACAGAGAGCGTGGAGATGTTCGGCACGGACATCAATTATGACAAAACTATCGTAGTTGATGACCCCGACACCCCGATTGACGAATACGCTGTGCTGTGGGTGGACACCTTGCCCGTACTCAAAGAAGACGGGACAACGGAAACGCCCTTTGACTACGTGGTTCGCCTGGTGGCGCGGAGCCTGAATTATGCCGTGATTGCGATTGCGAAGGTGAACGTCCGATATGAGTAAAAAGGTGATCCGATTTGCTCTGAGCAGTCAATCTATCGACAAAGCGATTGCGGAACTCAACGCCTATGCTGACAGCCTGACCAGCAAAGCCGACCGCCTGAGGGAACTTGTAGCGGAACGCATTGCTTGGAGCGCGTTTGAGGGCTTTCATAGCGCGATTGCGGACGATATTTTCACGGGCGGGGATAGACCGACCGGAAGTAGCGTAGACGTGCGGGTGGATGATCAGGGGGACGTGACCGTGATCATCGCCAGCGGTGCGGACGCTGTGTTTATCGAATTCGGTGCTGGTGTGTATTACAACGGCTCCGCAGGAGCGTCCCCCCACCCCAAAGGGGCTGAGATGGGCTTCCTGATCGGTGAATACGGCAAAGGACAAGGTAAGCGCAACGTGTGGGCGCTTCCCGGCAGTACCAAAGACGAGCCGATCTTAACGCACGGTACGCCATCGGCAATGCCGATGTATCGTGGAGTGAGGGACGCAGTAGCCGTCCTTGGGGAATTAGCGAAGGAGGTGTTCGGATGATCTTGGATTTTGAAGATGAAATCTTCAACAAGGCCGCTGGACAGATTCGTGAGACATTTCCCAGCTTGTATATCACAGGTGAGTATGTCCGCGCTCCCGCGCAATTCCCCGCAGTTTCCATCGTCCAGAGGGATTCTGCCGCTTGGCGTAACTCCCGGAATACTTCTACCAACGAAACCAATACCGCCGTCCAATATGAGGTCAATGTTTATTCCAATAAACACCCCGGCGCGAAAGCGGAGTGCAAAAAGATCATGAACCGCATTGATGAGGTCATGACCGGGTGGGGCTTGGGCTTCACCCGCACGATGCTGATGCCCGTGGACAACCTCGCGGACGCGACCATTTATCGCCTTGTAGCCCGGTATTCGGGCATACTTGGAGTGGATGAATACGGTCATCATCTCATTATCAAACGTTAAGAAAGGAGTTGAAACCTATGGCGATTTCTTCCTACAAGGTATTCCTCATGGGTCAGGGTGAGAGCAACGCTTGGAGCAAGCTGATTGACATCAAAGACTTCCCTGACCTCGGCGCGGCTCCCGAAATGCTGGAAACCACGACCCTCTCGGATAGAGCGCGGACGTATATTCCCGGTATTCAGGAAAACGAAGCCATGACCTTTACCGCCAATTACACCAAAGCGGAGTTCGACAGGCTGTACGCCCTGCGCGGCACTCTGCACGGCTTTGCGGTGTGGCTGGGCGGCACGGAAAACGCTGGTTCGCTGGTTCCCACTGGCACTTACGGCAAGTATGCTTTCGGCGGCTACATTGACGTGTTCGTCAATGGTGCTGGTGTCAATGAGGTTGTCGATATGACGATCACCATTGCCCCCACCACTGAGGTCAGTGTGGACGGCACGATTGACTGGCGTGAAAACGCTGACAACGTTCTGCCGATCACGACCTGATATGTCACTCAGGGAGATAGGGGCAACCTGTCTCCCTTCTCGCCCCCGCTTTCAGAATCTTAAAATCTACAAATCGCCCTGCTTTCAGGGGCAACATTGGAGGAAAAGACAATGGCGAAAACCATTACCATCACCTACGAAAACCGCGACTACACGCTGGAATATACCCGTGACACCGTGCGCGTGATGGAAGCCAGCGGCTTCATTGCGGATGAACTGTTCGTGAAACCTATGCTCCGACTGCCTGAACTGTTTTTCGGCGCTTTCGCGGCTCATCATCGCGGCCTGAAAAAGAACGTCACAGACAAGATTTGGGAAAGTCTGCCGAAGCGTGACGAACTGGTGGTCGCGCTGGTGGATATGTACCGCGATACCGTCAATACCCTGACAGCGCAGAAGGATGAGAATGACACGGGAAACGCGACTTGGACGGTGACGGAGTAAACCCCGATCCGTCCGAAGACGAACCTTCCGCGCAACCTAAGACCTTTACCGAAATCTTCTGGGAAGTCTTGCCGTATTACCTGTCTATCGGCATGACATGGGATCAGTTCTGGCATGGGGACGTGAAGATGGCTGTCTCGTTCCGACAAGCGGAGGAAATGCGGATAGACCGTAAGAACGCCGAATTGTGGCTTCAAGGTATGTACGTCTATGAAGCAATCTGTGACGCTTCCCCCCTCTTCAATCCCTTTGCGAAAAAGAACACCCGTCCGAAGCCCTATCCCGCGCAACCCTATGAAACCAAACGCACGAAGAAAACCAACGAAGAATTACAGGCGAAGCGCGAGATGGACAAGGCTCAGAAGATGATGGACACTTTCGCTACCAAATTCAACGCTCGTTTCAAGCAGAAACCGAAATCTCAGGAGGTGAACAGCAATGGCGAATGACGCAACGATTGAACAACTGCAAATTGAGGTTGAAGCGTCCGCAAAACACGCTCAATCGAACATTCGTGCGCTGTCCACCGACCTGAAAAAGTTGAGTGATCGCTGTCACGGCGGGTGTGGCCTTTCGTCCATTTTGGACGAGTTTAAGGAATTCAATCAGGCCACTGACGCGATCAAAGCCGAATCACTGGAAAAGATGGCGAACCTTGCCGATGCTTTGGGAAAACTGAAAGGGGTCGGCAAGGTCAACCTTCCGTCCAATATCAGCAGTCAGATTACAGAGATCAGTACGGCGGCTTCCGCTTTCGGGCAGAACGCAATCACCGGGCTTCAAGGGTTATCGGATGGGCTGACTTCTCTGTCTCAGGTGGGGAAGATTTCGATTTCTTCTACTCTCGGTAAGCACCTGACGGAGATCGCTAACGCTGGTGCGGCTTTCAACGGGGCGGCTGACACGGGCTTTGGAAATCTTGTGGCAGGGCTGGACATGCTCAAAGGCGTGAAGGACGCAACTATTTCTTCGACCTTGGCTGACCATCTTCTGGACGTTGCCGCCGCTGGTGAATTGATTACCCCCACCGCTACCAGTGGTTTTGCAAATCTCGCGGACAGTCTGCGGGGCTTTATTGGGCTGGAATCCGTCAAGGTTCCGAACATCGGCAATACCATTACCGGAATCGTAACCGCCACTGAAAAGATTGATGCTTCTACCGCCCAGAAGTTGGGTCAGTTAGCAGATGGCTTGAAAACGCTAACTGACCTCCCTACCGTATCGTCCAGCTTGCCCGAACGGCTGAACGGTGTGGTGTCTGCCGTTGAAAAGATCGGTACGCTGGACACTTCTAAAATCCAGCCCTTTGTGCAGAGCATGGAAGGGCTGGGGAATCTCAAAATCAGTTCTACGCTGAACATGCAGATCACCAAATTAGCGGAAACAGCCGACAAGCTGAAAGCCGCTGATTTCTCCGGGTTGATCAACCTGAACGCCGCCCTCGCGCCCTTGGCGGGTACGATTGCTTCTATTTCCACACAGATTCCGACCGTAGCGAACGGCCTGTCTCAGCTTGGGCGCTCCGCGCAACAATCCGGGCAACAGGCGGGAAACTCGGAAGGTTTCTGGAAGCGGCTGTTCAACACCCTGAGAAGCGCGAACTTCTGGACGAATCTCTACGCCAAAATGAAGCTGGTGTTCGGCATGGCGAAGCGCCTTGCGACAACGGTTGCCGGGTGGATTGACAAATCGAATCAGTACATCGAGAACGTCAACCTATTCACCGCTTCTATGGGTGAATATGCGCAGGAAGCACAGGAATACGCTGAAAAGGTCGGCGCTGTGATGGGCATTGACCCCGGCGCTTGGATGCGAAATCAAGGTGTGTTTAACACCATCATCACGGGCTTTGGTGTGGTCGGAGACCGCGCCTATAAGATGTCGAAGAACCTGACACAGCTTGGTTACGACATCAGTTCTTTCTTTAATATCTCCGTGGACGATGCGATGAAGAAACTTTCTTCCGGTATTTCGGGCGAACTGGAGCCGTTACGCCGTTTGGGCTTTGACCTCTCCGCGACCCGTCTACAGGAAGAAGCAACAGCCCTCGGTATCAATAAAAAGGTCAGTGCCATGACACAGGCTGAAAAGGCCGAACTCCGCTATCACGCGATCTTAACTCAGGTCACGGTCGCGCAGGGCGATATGGCAAGAACACTGGACACTCCCGCGAACCAGTTGCGAATCCTCAAAGCGCAGGTAGAACAGTGCGCGAGAGCCTTTGGTAATGTCTTTATCCCCATTCTGAACGCCGTCCTGCCCTACGCGATTGCGCTTGCCAACGCGATCCGCACAGTGGCACAGGCGATTGCGGGTCTGTTCGGCTTCAAAATGCCTGAGGTGGATTACTCCGGTATCTCTACTGCTTCTTCTGCCGTAGACGATTTGGACAGCAGTTTGGGGAGCGCCAGCGGCTCGGCAAAGAAACTCAAAGAAACGCTGGCTGGCTTTGATGAACTGAACATCATCGCGCAGGAAAGCGGCGGTTCCGGGAAAGGAAAGACCGGAACAAGCGGTGCTGGCGGCGGGGGCTTTGACTTTGAACTGCCTGAGTACGACTTCTTGGGCGGTCTGATCGGTTCCAAAGCGGATGAAATCCTGCAAAAGTGGCAACCCGCCATCGACTGGATTTTAACCCATTTGGATGTAGTGAAGAACGCTGTCCTCGGTGTCGCGGCTGGTCTGGCGATGTGGAACATCGGCAGAGCCTTTAACCTCGGCCTTGGCAAGACGGCAAAGCTGACTATCGGTATCGCCTTGGCTGTGTACGGTGTGCTGACGGCCTACAAAGCGTTCAAAGACCAGTGGGAAAACGGGGTAACGCTGGAAAACATGCAAACCATGTTAGAAGGTGTCGGTTCTGCTGTCCTCGGCCTTGGTATCGCTTTCGGCACTACAGGTTGGGGCGTAGGTTTGCTGATCGGCGGTCTGGTGCTGATCATCAACCCGCTCAAAGAGTTCATCGAAACAGGCAAGATGACAGACGAGATGCTGGGTCAGTTGTCTATCGGTATTCTGGCAATCGGCGCTGGTATCGCCCTCCTGACGGGCAGTTGGATTCCCGTTGTGATTGCGGCTGTCGGTGTGGCGGTCGCGTGGGTCGTGCAGAAATGGGATGACATCAAAGCGGCTTTTGTGCAAGCTTGGGAAGCGATTGAAAGTTGGTGGAATACGACCGTTGTTCCCGCTTTCAATACTGCCGTTGAGTGGATTGACAAGAATGTTCTCCAGCCTGTCGTTCAGTTCTTTGTAGACATCTATAACGGTGTTGTAAAAGCGATTGGAGATATTGCCACTTGGTGGACTACCTCGGCGCTTCCGTGGATCAATGAGAAAGTCGAGTGGGTCAATACGAACATCGTCCAGCCTGTCGTGCAGTTCTTTGTCGATCTGTATCAAGGGGTTGTCGATGCAATCAACGGGATTCCGACTTGGTGGACGCAAACCGTCTTGCCGTGGGTGGCTGAAAAGGTGGCTTGGGTTGATTCTAACATCGTTCAGCCTATCGTGCAGTTCTTTGTGGACATCTACGATGGCATTATCGGAGCCATTAACAGTGTATCGACATGGTGGACAGGTACGGTCGTTCCGTGGGTCACGGAAAAGGTCAAGTGGGTGGAAGATAATATTCTGAACCCCGTGATTGACGCTTTCACCAAAATCTATCAGGGTATTTTGAAGGATATTCAAAATGTTCGGGATTGGTGGACAGGAACAGCGGAACCGTGGATTAACGACAAGGTACAGTGGGTTGATACGAATATCGTTCAGCCTGTCGTGCAGTTCTTTACCAATATTTATGACGGGATTCTCAAAGCGATTGGAGATATTGCCACTTGGTGGACGGGTACGGTCATTCCTTGGGTCAACGAGAAAATCACTTGGATTGACACTACGATTGTCCAGCCCGTGTGTCAATTCTTTACAGACATTTACAACGGGATCGTAGACACTATTAACGGAATCCCCACTTGGTGGACGGGTACGGTCGTTCCGTGGATCAATGAAAAGATTCAGTGGATTGACGATACGCTGGTACAACCCGTCATTCAGTTTTTCACGAACATCTATGACGGTATTGTTAGTGCGATTGCCCAAATCCCTGTCTGGTGGACGGGTACTGTTGTTCCTTGGGTGACTGAAAAGATCGCTTGGGTTGACAGCACTATCGTTCAGCCTGTGTGCCAGTTCTTCACCAATATCTATGACGGGATCGTAAGCGCGATCAATCAGGTCTCTACGTGGTGGACAGGTACGGTCGTTCCGTGGATCACGGAAAAGGTCAAGTGGATTGAGGATAACCTGATTACGCCTGTCAAGGATTTCTTCAAGGGAATTCATGACGCGATTCAGGAATGGCTTAACAAGGTCTCTGAGGAAGGTCTGTTCACCACCATCTTCAACGACATGAAGACTGTGTACAACAACATCGTAACGTGGTGGACTACCACCGTTGAAACGGCGGTTGCTACGATTTCTCAGTGGGTCACAGACAACATCGTTACGCCTGTAACAAACGCTTTCAACTCGGTCAAACAGGGGGTCGAAGATTCGATCAGCGGTGTGGTCACTTGGTGGGATGGGTTCAAAGAATCCACCATCCTTCCAGCCGTGACATGGGTAGACGAAAACGTCACGCAACCGATTTCCGGTTTCTTCTCTACGCTGTCCTCCGGGATTCAGTCGTTCATGAATGACCCGATTGGTAGTATCAAAGAAGCGTGGGGTGGCTTGAAAGACTGGTTCCAGAAATCCATCATCTTCCCGATTGAGAATTTCTTTATCGGACTGATCAACGGGATCATTGACGGTGTGAACTGGCTGATTGGCAAACTCAATTCCTTCAACATCACACTCGGCCCGTGGAATCTGTGGGACGGTCAGCATATTGACCTCGGCTTCTTAGGCCAATTCGACATTCCAGCTTTCGGTATTCCCGCAGTCACGTTGGGTATCTCCGGGATTCCCACCATTGAAAAGCTTCCTTTGAAAGAGTTTGGCGAAGGTGGCTTCCCCGAAATGGGACAGATGTTCATTGCCCGTGAGCGCGGGGCTGAGTTGGTCGGTGAGATCGGCGGCAGGACGGCGGTTGCGAACAACGAGCAGATTGACCGGGGCATTGCGGAAGGTGTCAGGGACGCGAACGCTGAGACCAATGAAATCCTCCGGGAGATCATGGCGGTCGCACAGATTATCAGCAAAAAGAAGTGGAACCTTGAACCGTCTACCTCGCTGGCGCGAACGGTCAAGCGCTCCGAAGAAATGAGATTAGTCACAGAGGGGGTGTAAGGTATGGCAACGTCTTATCCGGGCTTTCGGTACGATATGGGGTTTCAGGTCAACGGAACCCCTATCCCCGACCCTAATAAGTTCACGGGCGCTATCAGCGACCTCGATACGATGGGCAAGCGTGACGCGAACGGCTTGCTTCACCGCAAGCGGGTTGCTACCAAACACCCCCTCAAATTTGAGTATACCAACATCCCCTATACCATGATGCAGACCATTTGTAGCCTGATTTCCTCAGACGCTTTCCAGTTTACCTACTATGACCCCGCTGTGGGCGCGACCCGAACCATGACAGCCTACACGGGCGATAGGAATTGGGAAGTTGTCAAAGCGGTCTGGAATCAAACGGCCTTGGGTACGCTCAAATTCTCCATCATTGAATACTAAGGAGGGCTGAGACATGATTACACCCTCTCAGGCTTTCCAAACGGCTTACGCTAACGGCGCTCCGCAGAGAATGGCTTTCCGGTTCACCAACGGTACGATCATCAGCAATGAGGACATTGACGTGTCCGCTGGGGTGGATTTTAACGAAATCTTCTGCTCTGAGACCGACCTGACGATTGGGCTTTGCCCTTCCTCTGAAATCTCCTTCACTCTGCTCAATGATGACGGGCATTACAACAACTTCTCTTACGGGCAATTCACCGCTTATCTCGGTGTGCTGACGGGTACGACCTCCAACAGTTCTGCGGCTACTACCCGACCGACCATTGCGATCAGCGGCAGTACCATGACAGTAACGGGAAACGGCAAGCGGGAAACCTACGCGATTATCCCAATGGGAACCTTCATTGCCCTCAAACCCGCTATCGTGGACAAGGTAGAAATTGCCATTACCGCAAACGATCTGATGACCCTGTTTGAACAGGACATGCCCTCCGCTACGGTGCTGGGAATCACCTATCCGGTCACGGCAAGCAATCTTCTGAGGGCGATGTGTACTTACCTCAATGTGACCGCTACTTCCTATACCTTCCTCAATTCCGACCTGACGCTGGCAAGCGACCCGTCCATCAGCGGGGACAAGACCATGCGGGATGTGCTGTCGTGGATCGCGGAAGCCGCTTGCGCTAATGCCCGTTTCAACCGGGCTGGTCAGCTACAGTTCGTTTGGCTGAATCCGGTCACGAAGACCTTTGATGAATCTGGCTACACGCAGTTTGAAAGTGTCTGGTATGAATCCGGGACGGTGGACAAGCTACACACGCGCAACGCTGACAGCACAGCGGAAAGCGTCCTCGGTACAGGCTCTCAGGCGTACATGATACAGGACAATCCGTTTCTCCGTATTGACGATTCCAGCGCGTAAAGGGGTGATGACACATGAGCGCACAGGACAATATCTTTAATCGGCTCAAAGCCGCTCCCGCTTTCCATCCCGGTTCTGTGGAACTGTTCGATGACATCACCTTGGAACCGGGAGACATCGTAACCATCCGTTCCGGTCAGACGGATCAAACGCTTCCTATTTATAATCAGCACATTACGTGGACTGGTTCTGCTATGACCACACTGGAAAGCACGGGCAATGAAAAACGCTCTGCGCTTCCACCCTTGCAGAAGAAGCAGAGGAATTCCAGCTTTGGCGGCGGCAGGACGGCTTACAAGCAGGAACAGCAGTTGTCCGGTTATTACCAGCACATGATTGAATCTGACGGTGTGCTGGGCATGACGGCGGGTGTGCTGGGTGTGGTGCTGGATGAGAACGGAAACCCTATCATTGACCCTCAGACCGGGAAGTTCGTCTATGACGATTCTTCTTCCGCTGAAATCTTTGGTCGTTTGCTGGTGACAGCGAACCGCACGTCCCTGATCAATGCGATCAATCAGAATGGCGTACAGATTTCGGGCGCTTCTCTGGATTTGGACGCTTCCGGTAACGCGATTATCACGGCGATCAATGATTCCCGGACAGGTACGGCTACGATTAAGGGTGATAGAATCAAGCTTTCGTCTACGTCCGGTAGTTGTATCGAGGTTGAAAATGACGGAACAATCAAAATCAGCGCTTCAAATGTCATTGATCAAATCAATAATCACTCCGGGACAGCAATCATTGAAGCAGGAAAGGTACAGATTTCCGGTACGACCACTATAAATGATGTAATGACCATCAGTGACAGCGGTTATGTTTCCATCTCTCGCGTCCTGATGCTTGGTACATCGTCAGGAAATCATATCACACTTAACGGCGGTTCCGGTACGCTTACCGCAAAAAATATCAACGTGTCCTCTGGCGGCGGCATTAGTTTCGTGGGCAGTCAAACGGGCGAACATTACGATCTTAGCGCTTCCAACATTCAGGGGTTTATCAAGTCCGCTTCCGTAAGTGGAAATGTTCTCACATTAACCCCTGTATATGGGACTGCAATAACTTTTAGTAAAGCCACTACTGTTACTGGCAGTTGGGATGGTAGTGGCACATATACGGCAACTGCTACGCAAAATGAAGAAACGGTTGGTACGGCAAGCACAAGCCCAACTTTACGATTGAACGGCAACGGTACACAATCGTTCAGTGCGGAAATGCTGGATGATAGCGCCTCTCCCACTGTTCAGAAAAGTATCTATGGTTATTTAGTGGTTAGCGGTAACACTTCCACTACGCGAGTAAATGTTTGCTCTAATTCTGATGGTACAGGGATTGTCGCTGGTTATTCCGTTGGAAGTCTGTACACAGACGGTCAGAACTCCGTCAGTGTGGTCAAAGGCGCTTGGTCTGGTGGACGTATCAGCTTTACACCCAGCGCTGGTACTGGCGCTTCTAAAACCTGTGAATTATCCAAAGGGACGGAAACATGGGATGGAAACACTTGCTCATTCCTTGTTATGGATGGTAACGGTTCTACGGGGTATACCTGTACTGTAAACGCTTCCCGTAGATATACCGCTGGTCAAAACTCGGTTAGCGTAGAAAAGGGATCGTGGAATGGCGGCAGGATTACTTTTTCTCCCAGCGCTGGTACTGGCGCTTCTAAAACCTGTGAATTATCACAAGGTACAGGCTCATGGACTGGAACCACCTATTCGTTCCCTATCAATGATGGGAGTAGTTCGACAGGATATACGTGTTCGGTCAACGCTTCTTCCAAACTCACAACAAAGTCGATTTCTTCTAACGGAACGTATACTCCCGGTACTGACTTCTTTGGATTCAGCAGTGTAACGGTTAGTGTTCCGTCTTCTGATGTGACAGGTGATGACATTACCCTTGTTGGCAAAAGGAGTAGTCATTCTGCCACATCCACAAAACCCACAACCTCTATCGACAAAAGTTCCAGCGCCGTCAGTGGCGAAATCTGGACGAAACTGAGTGATGGTTACTGGCACTACATGAGAACGTTCAGTATTAGTATTTCTGTTTCTGCTTCTATTCAGAATCACGCGCAGGGCTATATTCGCGGCTTGGCAACTGTGAACGGCGGCACTGTAACTGGTTCTGCAATCAAACTCACTTCTTCTCAGATTTCCTCTTGGGGTGGCCCGATCTAAACAAAAATGTAAAGGAGAAACATCATGGACATCATCACTGCGCTGAACACCGTTATCAACACTCTGAATGTTATCCCGGTTATGGGTGAAGAACACATTGATCACATGTCGGGAAGTATCAAACTCCTGAAACAGTGTGTCGGTTTTCTGACCACCCCTCCCGCTCCGAAAGAAGCGGAACCGGAAACCCCTTCTGCTAACCCTGTGCCTGAAACATAAAGGAGCCTGACGATGACCACACATTCCCGCGATACTCCTGCAATTCCCGTTTCCAACTCAACCGCAGAAAGGAGGAAACCCTATGGCTTCTAAGAAGTATCAGGACGAAATCGCCCCGTCCACAGGCCGAATTTACGAAATTGTGGACATCCCCAACGGCAATACTTCCCGGATTCTGGACGTGACGGAGTATGAACAGGTGGGTACGGAGTTCCATGCCGCAGATGTGAACGCCGCTTGCCTGTTGGAAGCCGATCACGCAAAAGCGGGAACCGTCCATGCCCTGACCACCCCGAACGTGGACACGGAGAACATCAAATTCCGCGCTACCGCCCCTTACGTCAAGGGAGATACCTTCACGCTGAATGGTGTTGCTTGCCCTGTGCAGACCATCAGCGGCAGACCCCTTGAAACAGGTTATTTCAAGGCGGGTGCGATGGTGCATTGTCTCCTGTCCCGTGGAACGCTCTGGTTTCAGGGAAGCGCCGCTCCCGTACTGGTGGACGATACCACCGGGGACGTGTTCATGCTTGGCGTGAACAACGGCAAACTCTACATTAAGGAGGACAACTAATATGGCAACAACCTACTTTCCGAACTCGGAACAGTTTGACCTGATGAACGCCAAACTGGATAAAATCGCTGGCGCGATTGCCGTAACGGGTCAGTACGCCGATTTTGCCGGGATGCAGAGAGCCGTCCGCAACGGCCTTGGTCGTGAGCAGTTCCCGATTGGCTCTCAGTTTATCGTTCCTCACAGCACCTTTGGGGACATGGTGTGTGAGGTCATGGCTCACGATTACCTGAAATCGGCCTACGACCAGAACGCCCACACGATGACCTGTAAGGTCAAAACCCTGCTTCCCGCGATCCAGTTTGACGAGAAGGAAGCGTTCTACTATGCCGATGACGCGATCCCGGCTGGAACCTACCATTTCTCCATCGGCACGGCTTACAGTTCTTGGGCGGCTGGTTCCTATCAGTTCACTCTTGCTAACGCGCTTCCGAAGGGCGGTCAGCTTTGCTTTAACGTCAATACTGCTGATGCGGCTTTGACCAGTGCGAAGGTACAGGCGTATGCGTCCCAGACCTCCACCACTGTCACCGAAACGTGCGACATCACGTCCGGGAACGGCGGCACGAACCTTGGCGAACTCGGCAACGGCCTGAACCATCCGCAGAGGATTTGTTACGGCTCCAACAACTACAAAGAATCCGCGATGCGTCAGCACCTCAACAGTCCTGCCGCCGCTGGTTCTGTCTGGAAGCCGCAGACCAAATTCGACCGTCCCCCGTCTTGGCTCACTACACTGGCTGGCTTTGAAGCAGGACTGGACGCTGATTTCCTCGCTGTGGTCGGCGCGGTCGCTCTGCCCTGCACAGCGAACACCGTGTACGAATCCCCGGATTCTACCGTACAGGTCAACACGGCTTACACCGTGAAGGATAAGTTCTATCTGCTCTCCCGGAATGAGGTATTCGGCTCTAAGCCCTTTGCCGCTGACGAAAGCGTCCTGCTCCCCTACTATGAGGGCGCTACCAACGCTGACCGTATCGGCTATACCTCCGCAGGAACTCCCGCCTACCAGTGGTTGCGTACTCCCCTCCCGTCCAATGCTACCAATGTCACCTTGGTCCATTCTGACGGGTCTTTGCTCAGTAACTATGCGCGGGTTTCCCTCGCCTACGCCCCCGCTTTCACCATCATCTAAATCACACATCTGCCCCGTTAGGGGCAGTTGATCAACAAGGAAAGGAACGTTATAGGCTATGGCTGTCGTAAAAGGAGAGCGGAAAGAAGGGTATCTGCAAGTTCTGGACAAGATGCGCGTTTTGAGTGTTCACACGCTGGAAAAATGCCGTCAGGAAAAGATATTCCCCAAATCCTCCCGCTGGATCATGGCAAAGCCTATTATGGATGAATGTTTAGCCGCCCTGACTGCGATCAGACGGGCAAACGCCGTATATGTGGGCGATGATCCCATATCATGGCGCTACCGCCGCAGTCAGCAAGTGGAAGCCCATTCCCATATTGACGCGCTGATGACCCTACTGGACTTAGCCTATAACACTTTCCGTATCGAGCCTGACCAGATGGCCTATTGGATCAGGCTCACGTCTGAAACAGATGATAAGCTGAAAGCATGGATGAAATCAGACAAAGAGCGGTACGGGCATTTGTCTAATATTAAGAGTTGACATGAAGTTTCCGAACCGTTTGATGTAACAGGGTGATTGCTGTTCTCCCGCCAACCAGTGGTTGCGTACTCCCAACCCGTCCAATGCTAACAATGTCAACTTGGTCAATTCTGACGGGTCTTTGAACAATAACAATGCGCGGAATTCCAACGCCTACGCCCCCGATTGTGAGTATGCCTGTTTCCAGTAGGTTTCATTTTGAAATCCAAAGCCGTGCGCTCACACAAGGAGCAATCATCCTGTCTCCGATCCTACTGCTGTGAAAGGAGAGAAACTTGTGCGTGATGCAAGCGCCTTTCTCTGAAATGCGGTCTTGCTGTTCACACGCATGACCCCGGAGCCTATGAAAAACGAAGAAAAGCACTATTTTGACACCGCGATTGAGTATGAAAACCTCTACAAAGCCCTGAAAAAGTGCTGTCGGAACATCCGCTGGAAGGATTCTGTCGTGGGCTATGAGGGCAACGCCCTCAGAAACACCATGAGATTGCGGGAAGATTTGGTCAACGGAACATACAAAATCAGCCCCTATCAGGTCTTCACAATCCATGAACCCAAAGAGCGAACGATTGTAGCTACCCGAATCCGGGACAGACAGTTCCAGAAATCCCTTTGCGACAACGGCTTGTACGATGACATAGTGGAACACCTGATCCACGATGACGGGGCTTGCCTGACCGGGAAGGGAACAGACTTTACCCTCGACCGCCTGACCACACATCTGAGAAGATACTTTAACGAACACGGCACGGAGGGCTGGGTACTCAAATGCGACATCCGTAAATTCTTTCCCTCCACAAACCATGAAGTGGCGAAAGCCGCCGTCCGAAAGCGGGTCTCTGACCCAAAAGCCTGTGAAGCCGTCTGCACCGTGATTGATTCATTCGGCGGGGACAAGGGTATCGGGCTTGGCTCTCAAATCAGTCAGTTAGTGGAACTGAGCGTCTTAGACGATCTTGACCACTATATCAAGGAAAAGCTGAGAATCAAGCACTACATTCGCTACATGGATGACTTTGTGCTGATTCATGAGAGCAAATCCTATCTGAAATGGTGTCGGATGGAAATTGCGGATCGCCTGTCAAAGCTGGGCTTGAACCTCAACGAGAAAACCACCATCTACCCGCTGAAACAGGGTGTCAAACTGATGAAATGGCGCTTCATCCTCACGCCCACGGGCAAAATCCTCCGCAGGATGGACGGCGCGAAGTTTGGCAAGCAACGCCGAAAGATGAAAAAGCTGATGCGGATGGAACGGGCGGGAACCCTGCCGCCCGGTACGACCCGGCAAAGCTTCATCTGCTGGAGAGCCAACGCCAAACGGGGAGACACCTACTTTCAGCGGCAACAGATGGAACATTTCTACTACACTCTGAAAGGAGATAAACGCTATGGTAACGACCAATATTGAACTCCGCATGGCGCGGATGGAAGCCGTCACGAATCAGTTACGCGCTGAGATGGACGATGTGATCCAGAGCGCCTATGAACAGGCGGTAGAAGCCCGTGATGAAGAAGCCGCCGCCAAATATGCCCGGATGATTCGCAATCGTCTGCTGGAGCAGTCTGACGCTGAGTTTTCGTTCGACCGTCTTCTGCCCGAAGCCCCTTCTGGTTCTTCCTTCACCGCTTGGCTGAGTTGGCTTAGAGACCTCGCGAACGTGGTGAAGAATAATTGGGCGCTCTATCGTAAGGCGCTCCGCGACCTGACGGAGCAGGAGGGTTTCCCCTTCAACATCCAGTGGCCTGAAATGCCCGAAAAGTAAGCCCAAACGGGGTGTGGGGTTGATCCCACATCCCGCCCTTTTGAGGGGGTGAGATTATGACACCATCTGAAAAATACCCCATTGAGCAGTTTTTCATGACGAAAAACGACTGCTACAAGGCCAACAAACGCCGTATTCCCACCGGAATACAGGTACACTCTGTTGGATGCAAGGGGACAACCCGCGACCGCTGGCGTAGGTGGGACACCCCCGGTCTTAAAAAATGCGCGAACGCCTTTGTCGATACGAAGGGGATCATGCAGACCTTAGATTGGGATGTACGCCCGTGGCTGTCCGGTTCCGGGAAAAACGGCAACGCCAATAACTGGTGTGTCGGGTTTGAAATCTGCGAACCATCGACCGCCAACGACACGCCCGAAGCCGCCGCCTATCTGTACGGATGCGTCCTCTACTTGTGTACGGAACTGTGCCGGGATTACGGCATTTCCCCGTCCGAAATCAAATGTCACTGTGAACTGCACCGGGGGGGTTTCGCTTCCAATCATGCAGATGTAAACCACTGGTGGGGGAAGAAGGGAACCGCTTGGGAGCCGTACACGATGGACAGACTGCGACAGGACGTGGCGAAAGCTTTAGGGAAGGAGATCAGACCTATGCTGAGAAAAGGAAGCCGGGGTGAAGCTGTCAGGGCTTTACAGGAAATGCTCAACAAACTCGGCTATAACGCCGGGACTGCGGACGGGATTTTTGGCGCGAATACGGAAGCCGCCGTCAAGCGCTTCCAGAGCGCCGAAGGACTGGATGCAGACGGGATCGCCGGGGAGAAAACGCAAGTGCTTTTAGCGGCTCGGTCTGCAATGCCCTCAGATTTGCCCGTAGACCCCTCTCAGAGCGTTTCTGAGCCTGACCCAGACAAATACCCCACCGAAGAAACAAGCGGCTCTACAGACGATTTTAAGCCCGTTACGGTGACGTTAGATTACGAAACGGCCTTGCAGTTGTTCTTGGCGCTGAAAGACATTTTTGAAAGAGGTGAGACCGTTGGATAAATTAACGCCTGACGCACTGATCACGTTCCTGTGGGTTGCCGCCGCGCTGGTAGCTTTTGTCATCGCCCTGTGGACACTGGCTGACAAGATCAAAGCCGCCCGAAAGCCAAATGAAGCCTTGAAAAACTGGCAGAGAGAAACAGACGCAAAGCTGGACAGGGACAAGCAGAGAATTGACACTATTGAAGAAGGTCAACGAACTTTCTGTCGCGGCATTTTGGCTTTACTCAGTCATGAAATCAATGGAAACTCCATCGACAAACTCAAAGACGCACAAATCGACCTGACCAACTATCTGATTGGGAGGTAAGCACATGAAGGTATTCATTTCTCAGCCCATGCGGGGCAAAACCGATGAAGAAATCTTAGCCGTTCGGGAACAGGCGGTCGCGCTGGTCAAAGAGCATTATCCGGAGGAAGACATTGAGGTACTTGATTCCTTCTTCCGGGATTATCAGCCCTCCACTGGCAACGTTGCTCTCAAATACCTGTCAAAGTCTCTGGAACTGCTGGCTGACGCTGACCTTGCCGTATTCATGAAGGGCTGGGAAGAAGCCCGTGGCTGTCGTATCGAGAACCAGTGCGCGATTGATTACGAAATTACCGTAATCGAAGACTACAGAAAGTGAAGCTATATGATAATGACAACGTATCTGTTTGAGGTTGCCGCCAAAAATGCTGTGATTGATTTGGTGGCAAAGAAGTATCACGAAGATTTTATCATCGAAGACATCTCCGTGGTGTGGATGACCCATGTGCTGGCTTTCAAAAAGGCCGTCCTGATCGACAACGGCGAAAACGACCGCATGTATGAAGTCACCTATAATTGGGAAAAAGACGAAATGTATGTGGACATCTACGAAAAACAGCACAACGCCGTGGTCACGCATTTCAATTTCTGTGCTGACGCTTGTGAGATCGAGCAGTAGAAAGGAGAATCATTATGACGAAACAGGATTGGGTAAGGAAGCTGACCTCTCGGAAGTTTTGGCTGGCAATCGCGGGTCTGGTCGTTGGTCTTGTAAGCTTCATCCAGAAGCCGTCTACCGATGCGGAAGCCATCACGTCCCTGATTATGGCGCTCGGCTCGGTCATCGCCTACATCATTGCCGAAGGGCTGGTGGATGCCGCCCGTGAAAGTGGCGATACCGCCGTCATCGTCCAACCCGAAGAAAAACCCCCCGAAGCCGAATAAGCACTAATTCCCTTCCCGCCGCAAGGCGGGATTTTTCTGTTCCTAAGTTGCCAAAATAAAAGTTTTTGTCCTGTTGAAATTGACCGAAATTTGTTATTAACCGTGTTATTAACCGCAGAATATTTTTCCATATTTTTCCATATTTTTGGCCTCCCCGCGGCAAACCCAAAATAAGTGAAAACCCTTGTTCTCACAAGGGTTTTCTTTGGTGCGCCATCAGGGACTCGAACCCGGGACACCCTGATTAAGAGACATGGGCAAATGTCGATATTTAGGCACTTTTGGCTCAAAATGTTATTAACGTGTTATTAACCGTTCTGGTTATTTTAACTGGTCTGTAATGGCTTTCAACTCGGTCAAAGTGGTGCTTTGGTAGTGCTTTTTGGTGGTCTCATAGCTGGCATGACCCATCAATTCTGCCTTGTCTTTGTCGGAGCCTGACAGGTTTTTAATCTTGTTTGAATAGGTATGGCGGGTCGCGTATGGAACCTTGCCGACAATGCCCAAACGATCCATCATCGGCTTCCAAATGAACTTATTGAAATAACGTGTCGGCATTTCTGAGAACGTTCCTGAGAATCCACCTTTGCGGTCAAGGTCATACCGGGGAAAGAGAAGGTCGGTTCCTTCAACCGCCAGCCGTCTTTTGATAATTGGCAGAATTCTCGGCGGGATTGTGACAGCACGGTTCTTTCCTGCGTCTGTTTTAATACCACCCGCAATATATTCGATCTTATCTTCCTTGAAATAATCATCCTTCTTGAAAGAAAACAGTTCGGAAGGGCGATAGCCCATGTAACACATCACCAGCACATAGTCAGCATAGAACTCCCCGGAGGACGCGATTTTCTCAATTTCATCCTCCGTCAGCGGTTCATAATGGGTGGTTTCCTCCCCGCCAACGTATAAGTTTTCCGCATTATTTTTGACGATTTGGTCATCATCTATCGCGTATTTGAATACAAGCCCTGCCGTAACCTTCATGAGTTGGCGAGTACGCTTGCCTAATCCGCTGTCATCCATCGCTTTTTGTAGGTCGTTGGCGCTGATGGTATCAATCTTCATGTAGTGGAGCGGTTCAAAGTGGGCGAACGCCTGTGCATATCCCTCCATCGTTTTGTCCGAAACACGCTCGGCATACTGCTTTTTCCATGCGTCATAGTTGGCTTTGAAGCTTTTGGGCGGGTGTTCGTTTCGCTTCTGTTGCAACAAAATGGCAACATAATTGATAGCGTCCTTTTTCTTTGCGAATCCGCCCTTGGTTTTGTATACAGGATTGTGACCGGACTTGTTTTCGGCGGGGACATAATGATCCACCACACGGGCTGTCCATGTGTCCCCTCGCTTGTACACATATCCTGTACCGTTCGGACGTTTGCTCATAAGTCACTCCTTGTACATTCGGGTATATCCACAAACTTTTCCCAAAATACGAACAGTGTTATACTCGTTAAACGGCTTAAACATGGGTTTCCATGCTGGGTTGTCGCTGACCAACAGTAAGCCATTTTCCTGCTTATAGACATGCTTAACCGTTGCTGAATCGTCCAGCAATACGACCGCGATTTGCCCGTCAAAATCAATGTCGGGTTGCTGTTTGATGTACACCACATCCCCTTCAAGATAGGTCGGATTCATGCTCTCGCCTTTGATCGTGAGGGCGAAATCAGCATTAGCAGGAGAATTAACGTATATTCCATACTGTTGATCGGCAAAAATCGGTTCTCCAGCCGCGACCTCTCCTAATAGGGGAACCATTTTGGGAGACATGTTGGACACACGGGTAATGTCCCCTTCCAGCGAAACCAAAGAATCGTCATCGACCATCCGCATAATCTCGTCCAGCGTATACCCCATCGCGCTTGCTATGGCTTTTAACTGAGTGACACTTGGAATGATCGGTTTGCCTGTGGACGGATTGTTGTTCTTTTCCAACATGGAAATATACACGTTGCTCACATTACATCTTTGAGCAAATGCCCTCTGGGAAATGTGGTGATCCACTCGATACTGATAAATCAAATCGCCTAATGTCATCCTTCTTAATCCTCCCTGACAGATTTGACAAATATATTATACATAGGAAGTTTTACGGTTACAAGAAGAAAATGAAAAATTTATTTGACTTTTTTGTAAAATGTACTTGACATATATGTAAAGTGGTGTTATACTCCAATCAATCCGTCAGAGATCGTGGCCACGATTCACGGAAACATGAAAGAAGGGATGACATGACCATCAATCTTAAAGAGGTCAGAATTGAGAAACGTCTTACGCAGGAAGAACTTGCGGCGAAAAGTGGTGTCTCTCGACAGACGATTGTTGCTATCGAGAACGAACCGGGTTACAACGTGACCTATAAGACCCTTACTTCTCTGGCTGACGCTTTGAATGTTACAGTCGATCAATTATTTTTACCCTGAGTGTTAAATTTGTTAAGTGAAGGTGTTACAAAACTATGACCCTTCAAGAACTGCAATCTTCTACCAAAGATTTCCTGTCACCTAAGGACGTGGCTGACCTGATCGGATGTATGCCGTACTCCATCAACGTTCAAGCGCAGACAGACCCGTCTAAGCTTGGATTCCCGGTCAGCCTGATTGGAACCCGTGTCAGAATTCCCCGGTTGGGATTCCTTTACTGGATGACGCACGGAACCCCTGTCATTCAGCATGACGATCTATTTAGAAGGAGAGATGAAAATGCCCTTAAACAGCATGATGCAGATTGATTCTGAAAAACTGAGTGCAATCCTTAAAAAGCGCAATCTGAACGCAGTAGAAATCAGCCGAAAGATTGGTTACAACGATCACTATATCTCTCAGGCGATTGTGCGCGGCAAGATGTCAAAACCTACTGCTGTAGCACTGAAAAACTATTACAACATTGACCGGGCAGACTATGAACTGGTGATCCAACCGGAACCCGAAGAACAGCCCTCAATTCCTGCTCCTGTTTCCACGGAACCTTTTGATTATGACCGCCTTGGAATCATCATCCACAACGCCGTATACGAAGCCGTGAAAAAGGCTCTCAATGAATAACGAAGGGAGAAATCACTATGGCAAGCAAGAAGAAACACGCCGCTCGTTCCCGCAAGACCGCGAAGTTCCGCTTTCAGGCGGGTTGCCGCTTCAAGAACTACCGACTGACCCGTGAAGAACGCCTGATGATGCGTTATGGGAGGATGTAATCATGTTAAGTTTTGATCTTGAACTCGGTGTCCTCTGTCTGCTGTGTATTGTCCTTGGCATGAGTATTCAGTATGCCCTTTCCTTCTGCCGCCGTCCGAAGACCCGTAGAAGCCGCCGTTTTGACGCTCCTGTCCCTCTTGACCTTGGGTATGACCCGAACAACCCAATCAATCAGCGCAACCGTGTGGCGGTCGGAGAAGTGGACGAAAACGGCTTTGTGAGGATTTCCTGATGATAGAAGCCCACATTGTTTACGAAAACGGCACGGACGAAACGGACACCTTTGAGAGTTGGGACAGCCTTGGAAACTACCTGATCCATCAATGGAACATCACCGTGTCCGTGACGGCAAGACCTGTAAAGGAGCCGACTAAAAATGGCAAGCAATACGATCTACACGCTTGACGGCAAGCACCACTATATTGACAAAGATTCTCATTTCCGTGACTTAATCCGGGAGTATATGGGCAACGATGCGGCAGAGTGGTATGAGGATCGGATTCACAGCATTGATAACATCCACGATTTTTTGACTGATTTTCTTCCAAACACCGATTCATTGAGAGCCGTTCACGCCAGCTTGAATAAACTCAGTTTAGGCCAGTGGGAAGACCTCTTGTATACGCTGGACGAACTCAGGGGGTGGGACGAGTGAGCAACATGAACCGCAAGAACGGCAACGCCTTTGAGTGGGTCATGGCAAACTACCTCAAAGCACAGGGCTTTTGGGTACACCTTCTGCGGCAGGGAATGTCCGGGCAACCCGCCGACCTGATTGTCTGCAAAGGTATCTATCATGCGCTGATCGACTGCAAAGTGATTGACGGAAGCAACAGTTTCCGCTTCTCCCGGATTGAGCCAAACCAGCGAACCAGTATGGCGGTCTTTCAGGGCAAAGCGGAGGAAACAGGCTGGTTCATGCTCCGTTGGCCTGATCAGGAAATCACGATGCTCAGTATGCGTCAGGTGATTCGCATGGAGAAGGAGGGTTATACCCGGCTGTCAATGGATGACCGGGAAACCTATTCCCTGACCTTGGATGACTGGTTATGGAGGGAAAAGCTTGCGAATAGAGATTAGTAACACAATCAACATTCAAGACCCTTCCCCTGCCGTCAGAGCGTGGTGCAAAGAAAGCCTGATCCTTCCCAACCCGGAATACGCGAAGAAACTGCAAATGGGCTTGTGGGTAGGCAAAACCCCTCCGAATATCTCCCTGTACGAAACAGACGGGAACGTCTGGAAACTCCCTTACGGAACCCTGAGACACGTACTGGCGCTGAAAGACAGCGACACAGAGGTTACAACGGCCTTTGTTCCAGCCCAACTGATTGACTACAACGGGATGGACGTTCCCCTCTACGATTACCAGAATGAAGCGGTCTGGGCGATGTTTGAAGCCCGGTACGGAATCCTGCAAAGCGCGGCTGGTAGCGGAAAAACCCAAATGGGCATCGCCTTGGTCAAGATGTGGGGAAGACGCGCTTTGTGGCTGACCCACACAGCAGACCTATTAACCCAAAGCATGGAACGGGCGGCGCTCTACATGGATCGTGACCAGTTGGGAACCATCACCGCAGGACAGGTCAATATCGGAACGGGCATTACGTTCGCCACCGTACAGACCATGTGCAAGCTGGATTTAACCCAATACCGGGACGTGTGGGATGTGATCATCGTAGACGAGTGTCATCACGTCAGCGGAAGCCCGACAAGATTAACACAGTTCTACAAAGTGCTGAATAGTCTGAGGGCGCGGCATAAGTACGGTCTGAGCGCTACGGTGCATCGGTCGGACGGGTTGATTGCCGCCACACACGCGATCTTGGGCGAAACGGTCTACACCGTCCCGGACGAAGCCGTGGCAGGAAAAATCCTACAGGTAACAGTTTGTCCGGTCATAACGTCCACCTACGAATCAGACGATTATCTCCTGCCTGACGGTATGATCAGTTACGTCCAGTTGGTCAATTACCTGACCCTCCAGCTTGACCGCAATCAGATGATCATTGAGCAAATCATAGGCGGCTGGGAACATCCCTCCCTGATCCTCTCCCATCGGCTGGAACACCTACAAACCCTGATGTATATGCTCCCCGATAATTTACGAGAACAGGCCGTCATGGTGACGGGAAAGATGACCTCAAAGGTCGGGAAAGCCTACCGGGAACAGGCGATAGAGGACATGCGGAAATGCAAAAAGCGCTATCTATTCGCCACCTACGCGCTGGCAAAGGAAGGGCTGGACATCCCCTGTCTGGAGCGCCTGTATCTGACCACTCCTGTTAAGGACGAAGCCGTAGTCATTCAGTCTATCGGACGTATCGCCCGTGCTTATCCGGGCAAGCAGGAACCTATCGCCTTGGATTATGTGGATCGGAACATCCGCTTCTGTCAAAAGGCTTGGAAGGAACGGCTGAGACACTATCACAAAATCGGAGCCAACATCATTTAAGGACGGTGATAATCGCTTGAAATGGTTCACCTATGACGGCGAAGTCACGGAATTTGACTGGCTGTTCGTGTTCAAAGACCGTGAAACGAAAGCATACTTTGTATTCCACAACGACAATGACGCATTGACCCGGTTCCTCAATCAAGAGGACATCTACTGCGGTTTCAACTCAAAGCACTACGACCTACACATTCTCAGGGGCATTGCCACTGGATTCACTCCCCATGAGATCAAACAGTTGAATGATTACATCATCGTCAACAATCTACAAGGCTGGGACTACCCGCCTCTCAAAGACTTCTATTTCCGCATTAACAACGTGGACGTGAAGGACGATACACAGATGGGCTTGTCCCTGAAAGCCATTGAAGGGCATTTCGGCCTGTCCGTGCAGGAAACGACCGTAGATTTCAACCTTAACCGTCCGTGGACGGAAGCGGAATTGCAGGAAATGATCACCTACTGCAAGCACGATGTAGACGCGACAGAATACCTGACGGAAATCCGCAAAAGCTATCTGCAAACCAAAGTCAACATCGGCGCGATGGTCGGCATCTCCCCGGAAAAGGCTATGAGCATGACTAACGCCAAACTGACGGCGGCTTTCCTGCAAGCCAAACGCCCCGATAAGCCTTGGAAGGACGAACGGCAGTATGTGATCCCGGCAAACCTCAAATCTGAGTACATCCCGCAGGAAGTGTTTGATTTCTTTGGTCGGATGAAGGATATGAGCATCCCGGACGATGACGTGTTCAAAAGTCATCTGGAAATCATGGTCGGAGACTGCCCCGTGACGATTGCCTACGGAGGGATTCACGGCGCGATTCCGCACTATATGTGGAAAGAGGGAGATCACAAACGAATCATCCGCAACTACGATGTCGGAAGCTACTATCCGCATTTGATGACGATTAACGGCTATACCAGCAGGAACATTCCCGATCCGAAAATCTATTCCGACATGCTGGAACGCCGTATGGCGGCAAAGAAATCCGGGGATAAGGTGACGGCGAACGCCCTGAAACTGATAGCCAACACCACCTACGGAGCGACCCTCAACAAGTACAACGACCTCTACGACCCCCTAAACGCCCGTTCCGTCTGTGTCAGCGGACAACTCTATCTGCTGGAACTGGCTGAACACATGCTCCACGACATCCCGACCCTCAAAATCGTCCAGTTGAACACGGACGGTATCATGGTCGAATTTGACATCAAAGACTATCCGACCGTCTTAGGAATTACCGAAGAATGGCAGGAACGGACAGGCTTTGAACTGGAAGAAGACTGCATCAAAGCGATCTACCAGAAAGACGTGAACAACTACGTGGAGGTCGCGGAGAATGGTTCCACCAAAGCAAAAGGCGGCTATCTTGTGCGCGGTATCGCTCCTGCGGGGGCTTTCAACGTCAACAACTCAGCCACCATCGTAGCGGACGCGATCAAAGCGTATTTCGTCAGCGGGACAGACCCGAAGGAAACAATTGAAGCCTGTGACGATGTGAAATGCTACCAAATGATCGCCAAAGCGGGAGCCAAATACCGGGAAGCGTGGCACATGGTGGATGGGGAAAAACAGCCCGTCCAGAAAGTCAACCGGGTTTACGCGACCTCAGACCCCAAATACGGGAAGTTGTACAAGGTCAAGCTAGAGGACGATTCGGAAGCCAAAATTGAAAAGCTTCCCGAACATTGCCTGATTGACAATACCGCCGTGGATGACCCGAACCACACGCCCATCACTCAGATTGATAAGTCATGGTACATCGAACAAGCCGTGGCTGGTATCAATAAATTCCTTGGCATAGAACCTGAGAAACCAAAGAAAGAGAGGAAAAGCAAAATGCCTACCGCCAAAGCGAAGGAAGAAACCCCCGCTCCTACCCTGAACGTCTATCAGAAACTCTTGCTTGCCCGTTCGCGCTTCTTGGAAGCCAACATCAAAAAGACAGGCAAGGCAAACAAACTTGGCTTCAAGTATTTTGAACTGGATGACATCATCCCGATAGCCATGCCGATTTTCGCTGAACTCCAGTTGCTCACCCAGACCAGTTTCTCCGAAGACATGGCGATCATGAACGTCATCAACTGCGAAGCCCCGGATGAAGTCATCATCTTCCATTCCCCCATGCGGAACGATACGGGCGGTCTGATCGTCAACGAGATTCAGAAACTCGGTTCCGTGCAGACGTATCTCAGGCGCTATCTGTACATGGTCGCGCTGGACATCGTAGAAGCGGACGAGATCGAAGCGCACAGTGGCATGAAGGTTTCTCAGGCACAGGAAACCCCGGCTCCCGCTCCTGCCCCCAAACCCGCCCCGACCGCGAAAGCCGTCCCCGCCACTCAGGAAGAACGGAAGGAAATCACGAAGGAACTTGCCGCCGTCCCGGACGATAACGCCACTGACGAACAGTTGAGCGCCCTGAAAGCCGCCGTCAAAGCCCTCCGCGCTCTGGGTGGACAGGATGAAATCTGCATGAAGATCGCGCTGGAAACGAAGGGCTTCACCGCGATCAAAGCCGAAAACTGCGTGGTGCTGACGGACAAGCTGAATCAGATGGTGAAGGGAGCGGCTACCAATGCCTGACATCACATGGAGAGATGACCACATTGAGGTCAAGCCGCCGAAGCGCACGAAAAAGCTGACCGGAACCCGTTTCGCGTCCATCTTTAGCCTGAATCCTTATTCGACCCCGTTTGAAATCTGGTGCGCGGTAACAAAAACCTACGAAAAGCCTTTTGAGGACACGATCTACACCATCGCTGGCAAGACCATTGAACCAAAACAGGCTGAGTTCATGCGCGATACCTACATGTTTGACAACCTGATTACCCCAACGGACAAGTACGGCGCTGACTATTTCAACAAGACCTTTGGTGATTTCTTTGGCGATTGGGACGTGTTCGGCGGCATGTGGGACTATCTGCTGGTGGACAAGGACGGCAACCCTACAACTGTTCTGGAAATGAAGACCACAAAAAAATCGGAGGATTGGAAAGACGGCATCCCGGAGTATTACGCCTTGCAAGCCGCCCTGTATGCCTACCTCCTGAATGTGGATGACGTGATCATGGTCTTCTCCGTTCTCGACCCCGACAAGGGAGATTACGAACACCCCGATCAATACGTCTGTACCCCGCAGAACACCTTCACCCGTGCTTTTAAGCTGTCTGAGCGTTATCCGCATTTTCAAGACATGATCAATCAGGCGATTGAATGGTGGACAACCTATGTCACCAAAGGAATCAGCCCCGCCTTTGACGAGAAGAAGGACGCTGAAATCTTGGAAGCCCTGAGAACCGCCCACGTCCCCCCCACGGAAGACCTCACAGCGCTGATGGCAGAAGCGGAAACCCTGAAAGACGAGATCGAAGCCCATGCCAAACAGGTCAAGGACAAGGAAGACCGCCTGAAAGCTATTACCGACCGTTTTAAGGAAGTAGCGAAAGCGCAGTTCAAGGATGGGGATAAGGAAGCGACCCTCCCCGGCAAAAAGTATATCTGGAAGTTGACCCGTTCCGTCAGCATGAAGCTGGACGAAGCGGCGATCAAAAAGGACGGTCTGTATGACAAATACGCCAAACCCACGGAAAGCTTCCGCATGAGTTGGACGCAGAACAAGAAAGGAGCCTGATGCACGATGGCACGTATTCCCATGACAAGCGGTTTTACCCTGATTCCTGAGGGAGAGCATGTATTCCGTATCTATGACGTGACCTATGATGAAGAATTCGGCAAACTGGTGGTCAAGATGGTCAACGCCGAAGGTTTGAAGCATGAGGAAAAGTTCTTCCTCAAAGACAACAACGATGAACCGAATGAAAAGGCGCTGAACGCTTTCAGTTTCTTTGCGAAGACCGCCCTGAACGATTTCACCGTGACAGACATTGACCATACCGACCTGATCAATCACTACATCCGGGCTACGGTCATCCATACCAAACAGCCCTCCCGGACAGACCCGACCAAAACAGTCACGTTCGCCAACCTTGACCGGGACAAGACCCCGGCTGACGGCTTTGACAAGACCCCTGTTCCCGAAGCGCTGACGATGGGAAGCGAGAAGCCCATTCAGAAGCCCGTACAACCCACTCAGAGCGCTCCCGCCCTTGACCTTGATAGTTTGCTCGGCTAAACGATAAAGCCCCTCAGAGGTCAAATAAACGACCTCTGAGGGCATAAGGAGGACATACGATGGAAATGATCACTTATAAAGCGTTTTTAAGCGGCGCTTGGCATTATGCCGACATCTTCCCCTCCACCGTGGTAGACGGCTACCACATGCACGTATACACCATCAATTTCAAGCAGGAACAAATCACAGTCTTTGAAAAGGATTACAAGACCATCCCCGCCGCCGAACGGGCGCTGAAAACCCGCTTCTCCGCTGGAGTGTGGACGAAGGTATGAGACAGCCTGACGCAGACGGGAAATACCCGCTGACCATGCGCGAATATGACGCGCTGAGAACTGTGTTCGGCGCTCTGAACGCCTTGGATTCCGACACCCTGAAAGAACGACTGAAAACCACTAAGTACGGCTGGCGGGACATGCGTCTTTGTCTGGCGGTCATGAAAAAGACGCTGGACAAACTGCTGTTGACCATCCCTCCGCTCAAACTCCTGACCTTACAAGAAGAACTAAAGCACACATATTGTGAGGTCAGGATTCGCGGGGGCGGTACTCCTTCCCACCCGGATTGCGTGTACGTCAGCCAAAAGGCCATTGTCGCTATGATTGATCGGGCAATCCAGTTGGAGTGTTTACTTTGCGACAAATCCGTCAAGGAAAGTAAACGCTGTCCCCTGTACAAAAACATTCAGGCGCTTTTCCCCTATGAACTGGATGAACCGTCCGATACCCTCTGCCCGTTCGCCGGGGTATCTCACGTCAACTATGGAAAGGATGATTAAAGATGATCGAAACCGCTAAAACCCCAAAGGTTGCGCGGCACGAAGCGCTGTGTAAAGAACTCAACAACATCTACGCCAAAAAGAACCACGATTACGGAGACAGCTTTCACCAGACCTTCTTGGAAGAAGGGTTTGCCATGAGCCGTATTCGCCTGTCTGACAAGCTGAACCGCTTCAAATCCCTGACGAAGAAGCCCGTTCTCGATCAGCAAGTCAAGGATGAATCCATCCGGGACACCCTGATTGACCTTGCCAACTACGCCCTGATGACCGTGCTGGAAATGGAGGAAGCCGCGAAATGACCGGAAACGAGTATCAGAAAGCCGCCCTCCGCACGATGAAGTCTATGGACGCTCCCTACGGTGATTTGATCGTAGGCGCTCTGGGACTGGCTGGTGAAAGCGGCGAGGTTGCCGACCACATCAAAAAGTTTGTAGGGCAGGGTCATGAATTGAGCCGGGAACACGTTGCCGAAGAATTGGGCGATGTGATGTGGTATGTGGCGATCACCGCTCACGCCGTGGGTTATGCCCTGAATGACGTAATGGAAATGAATGTGGACAAACTGTTGAAGCGTTATCCGAACGGCTTTGACCCGGAACGTTCAATCCACCGTGAGGAGGAACCCCCCCATGTCAAGGATTGACGATGACCCCATCCTGAACCTCAGGAACGCGATTATCGCGCAAGCCGCACAAGATTGGGTACAGGGCTTTTCCAACCCAGAAGACCCATTCTACGGGAAAGACCGTCCAACTCGCGGTAAAGACGTGCGGAACGAATGTGAGGAATGTTTCAAGGGCGAATGGTTTGCCCTCCTGCTGTCTGGCGGCGAAACTTCTTTAGACGGTTCTGTCCTCTTGGAGCAATTAAGGGCGAAAACCCTTGCTGATTTGAAAGAACGAAAGGAACACCAGCCTATGAAAGTCACCTTAGTACAGGCTCCCGATCATCCGATTGATCTGATCGTTGACATCGCTTCCATCTGCTATGATTCTCATACCACCAACAAGAAAAAGCTGGTCAAGCATCTCTACGCCAACGGACATCACTCTGTGTTTGAACACATCCTGTTTACGTGGAAGCTGGAAAACATCTCCCGCGCCTGTTCCCATCAGCTTGTCCGTCATCGCATGGCTACCATCACTCAGCGCTCGCAGCGCTATTGTGAGGAAAACGGTTTCGATTATGTCACGCCTGACAGCATTGCAGAATCGGACGCTGTGCGGGACGTTTATAACGACATGATGGACAAGATCAATGAAGCATACTGCAACATGATCCACCTGTCCGACATCAAACGGGAAGACGCTCGGTTCCTCCTTCCCAACGCCTGTACCACACAAATGTATTTCTCCTGCAACCTGAGGGAATTTATCCACATCTGCAATGAACGGCTCTGCTCCCGCGCACAGTGGGAAATCCGCGAACTGGTTCGGGCGATGGCTGACACCCTTCCCGCAGAATTGCAGTATATGTTCCAGCCGAAATGCAAGAGCGGTTTCCTCATCTGCGCGGAACCCTGTCAAGGGGATGGCTTCACCCTCTTAAACACGGAGAAAAAGAAATGAGTGAGGTCTATATGAAAAGACATTACAGTGACTACGCCCAACACGCCCTGAGGTTTTATTTCAAGGTGGAGCGAGGGGACATCCCCTCCCCCGCCGATCCAGACAGCCCGGACGGCATGAACTACGAAGCCGCCCGGAAAGCTCTGACAGACATGGGCGGTTCTCAGGTGGACACCCTCAAGGAAATCTGCCTGTCGGACAAGACTGTGGCAGAGGTTGTCCCTGTCGTAGCGCGTGGCAACGGCCTGACCGGGCGGCAGATTTGGGGCATGATGGCCTACGCCGAAAAGCGCTTCTGCGTCCACCGGGGGCTGATTGACCCGTGAGTATTCCACAGGAGTTGAGAGACCTCAATCAATGGGTCTGCGCGAAGGATGGAAGCAAATGCCCCTTCAAAAGCTGGACACCGGAACCAGCGGCTTCTTCCGATCCCGCCACATGGAGCGATTACGAAACCGCTGAGTATTCCGTCCTCTGCGGACACTATGATCAGGTTGGTTTCGTGTTTGCCGATAACGGTTATGTGGGTATCGACATCGACTGCGGATGGGACGAAGACGGTCTGCTCTCTCCGACTGCGGTAGACATCCTCTTGGCTTGTGGCTCCTACACGGAACATTCCCGGAGCGGGAGAGGTTTTCACGTCATCCTGCGTGGAAACCTCCCCTTCTCAGGCCGCAACAATCAGCACGGAGTGGAAATCTACCGGACAGGGCGATACTTTATCATGACCGGAAAAACGGCAGTTTATGACACGATCATTGAAAACCAGAACGGGATTGACTATGTGGTCAGCAAATACTTCCCAGAAACCGAACGTTCTTCTCCAAAACAGATCTCTAATGTTCGTGTTTACAACCCTCGCTGGGAACTGCCAGAAAACGGGCGGGTGAAACTGCGTCCGGTCTATCCCCGGATTCCCGCTGGGAGCCGTAATATCTGCCTGACTTCCCTTGCCGGGATGCTTCACAACATGGGTTATTCCAAATCCCAAATCTATGACGAAATCCAGTACGCCAATATGACCGCCTGTGACCCTTCCTTGGACAAGCGGGAACTCCGGTCAATCGTAAACAGTGTGACGAGGTATAAGAGATGACAGATAACGAGCGATATTTCATTGAACAGATTGCGAAAACAGCAAGGTGGTACAACTTTAAGATTACACGATCCGTGAACAGTGTGCCAGAAGTGAGGTTGGACGGATTGATTGATGATGAGGAATTGAATACGATTGTAATCGACACACACGAACAGACCCCGCATTGGAACTGTCGTTGCGGCGGCGTTTCGATAAGCAACATCGGTTTGGACATCAAGCGGGTGATTCAAAACGACCCGGCAACGATCATCCTGTGGGGAGATGGAACAAAGACAGTGGTCAAGGCTCACCATGAACCATTTGACCCGGAAAAGGGCTTTGCGATGGCGATTTGCAAGAAGTTGTTAGGCAAGGATTATAAAAAGACGTTCCGCGAACATGCGACTGGTAGGGAAATGAAATGAGCGCAGGATTTCACGATTTCAAAGTCATTCAGAAAGACGGAACGCAATTCAAAAGCGTGATGCTGGACGGGCAGGAATTACAAGGTGTCGTGGGTGTGGAAGTCGATATGGAGGTTGACACGCTGACCAAAGTGACCTTGGAAATTCTCACAAACCATTGCGAATTGCATTTGAAAGAACAAATGGATATTGACCTGACAGTCCCGGTCAGGATTTACGCTGGTCACGAACAAGTATTCCCCAACAGGGAGGATAAGGAGGACAAGGAGGAAGCCGATGATGGAGAATGTGATTGAAGCTATCGTCATGACATGTCCTCGGTGCGGAGATCAAATTATCCGCAAAAAGCTGGGCGAAAAGGATATGGACGGCGGCTTTACCCACATGACAGAGTATGAACCCGTTCCTGATTCTTGGCATCACATTTCAGAATACAACAAGTTTTTCTGTAAGACCTGTTTTGCCGAATATAAACGGCGCTTGGAAGGTTTTATGGAATACAAGCATTATAGTGAAAGGATTGTGAATGGAACATGACCGGAGAACAACAGGATATTAGAGTTTGCCCCCTGATATGGAACGAGACCCTGACGGAAGGAAAATCATTCGTCCGCTGTGACGAGCATTGCGCGTGGTATCTGGAGGAAGAAGATTGTTGCGCGGTGGTTCAGCTTGCCCGTGAGAGCAGGAGACAGACGAACCAACAAAAGAACCTGACCTACCTTGGGAGGATGCGATAATGAAAAAGAACAAGAAACTACTTCTGCTGATCATCGGCCTGTGCTGTTGTATGTTTCTTCTGACCGCCTGTTCAGACGATGATATACCGAACCCCTCTGGTACGAAAGCCGATACACAATCCACCATCAACATTGCCAACACCCTGTCTCACAATCAGCCAACCCCGACCGACATCAACTATTCATTGGAGCGCTATAACCTGATCAAACGCGCTTATTGGGTCAATGGTCAGCGGGAAAAGGCCAATACCCTGATATGTCAGGTGGAAAAACCGCTGGGCTATATCGTCCTGTTTGCTGGCAATTCCACCGTAGGCCGCTTTGTGGTAGACGGCAAGGTGAGCAGTCTGAACAGTTATTTAAGCCCTGACAGTGAGTATTATGAGTACGCTTACGGTGGATCGTATAGTTACAAGAATCAATGGCTGGCAGATGTTGACGGTTCATACGGGGAAAACGACAGCGGCATATTCTTCTTCACCCCGAACGGTAACTATATTGAGTGGACAGGCGAGTATCTGTATTCGGACATTCCCTTTGTTGTAGACAATCCCGTGGTCAAATATGAAGTCGTGAAAGAGGTGACTGAAAATGAGTAAATTCTTTGCTGTGCTTTGTTGTGTCCTGCTGGTGCTGGCGCTCCTGTTCTTCACCCTGACCCCGACAGGCCGGGGTGTGTGGAACAAGTATGAGTACACCATCCAGAAAGTAGATGACGCGACCAAATACGAAACCCGCAAACAGGTGGAAGACAGTTGCAGGGCGATGATTTCCAGCTATACCGCCGACAGCATGACATATCAGCAGTACAAGGATAGCGACAGTTCCGAAAAACAAGGCTGGGCTGAACAAGCGAAAATGAGAGCCAACAAAACGGCGGCTACCTACAACGAGTACGTGCTAAAAAACTCTTACGTCTGGGAGGGCAACGTCCCCGCCGATATTCGCCAATCGCTTGCGTATCTGGAATGAGGATGTATGCGAAATGGGTATGATGCTATCCCGCAATGGTATACAAATTGGAATTGTGACCTTTCCTGACCAAAAGCGCCCCTCCCTCTGTTATGAGCGGATCGGAAGCGGAGAGAACATTGTATACAAGGTAGCAAGCTTTATCAGCGACAAGAGCCGGGAAAATTTTGAAGAAGTTCTCTTACAGTTCTTAGAAGGGTTGGTGACAGATTGCCGTGGACGAACTGATCAAACGCCTGACAGCATGGCGGGACAAGGTGGAACCGCTCGACCATGAAGGTTTCTGCTACGGCATGGTCGAGATCGACACCATCAACAAGGTCATCGACATGCTGAATGAGGAACACGAACTGATTGACGAGGGTGAGGATTTTGTAAGTAGTGGGGATGGAAACATCCCCACCCTCACCCATCGCTGGCGCTGTCCCGTGTGTAACGGTACTGGCTTACGTGCAAAGCCCAAACAGCTTGTGGGTTACAAATATTGCCATATGTGTGGAGCGAAATTGAAAATCGTTCAGAATAAAGGAGAAAAGACAAAGCGGGAGGTAGAAGACGATGATGAGTTGGCTTAATCTGTTGTGGATCATTCCCCTGTCCGTGTTTGTGGGACTGCTGTTAGGCGCTCTGATGAACGCCGCTTCCGACCGGGACGATTGGAGGAAGGACGAGTGATAACATGCCGCCAAAATTAGGTAGCGGATTTGGAGAAATATTATCCGGTCAGCTTTTCATGGATGACGGGAACGGCAACTATATTCCGCTGACATGTGGAACCCTCTCTGCTTCATTCCCGGACATAACAAATGTTGATATTCCGCATGAAGAAAAAGAATGGGAACCCTTGTGCTTGGGGTTTGGGTCAGCAGAAGCAGAATTCAGCGCGACCCTCACCATGACCCACCGGGAGCAAAGACGGATGTACAAATTCTTCCGTAGGGAATACAACAAGGCTCAGAGAGCCTACCGCTGCTGGATTCGACATAAAGAGCAGGAACGGCGTAAGCGACTGAAAGCGGGTATCTGACGATGCTGAAAGCCTACAAATGTACGGATGATTATACGGGCTATTGCACCGTCATATTTGCAGAGACAGCCGGGAAAGCACGGTACATCGCCATGATGTCAGATACCCTTGGTGAAGACCTAACCTTCAAAGACATTTACGTCAGACGTGTACCCGCTTTGGATGGAGCCTATCGCGGACGTAAGGAAATGGACTGGTACGACCCGGAAGACCGCTTGGCGATGGTGAAGCTTTGCGGTTTCTACTGCGATGAAGACGGCTTTGATCTCGACCAGTGTGCAAAGTGTTCCGCAAAAGACTATTGTTCCCGGTATGAAGACTACTTAGACGAATAGGAAAGACGCAGGAGGTTGAAAGCAAATGACCGTTAGGCAACTAAAAGAATTACTCACAACCGTATGCGACAAGGGGTTTGGCGATGTCTCCATAGATATTGTACAACAAAACTCTTGTGTGGATGACGGTTGTCCTGTTGTCGGTTTACGCTGGGTTTCAGATACGATAGAAGGTAAATCTCCATCCTCAAAAACCTACGTTTCGATTATCGAAGCGTAGATGTGAATTGGCAAGGTCAATCACAGGAAAAGAAAAGGAGTGATGTAGCATGGGTGGTAATAGCGGTGGGGAGCGGGAACTGTTCCAACTGCGAAACGGCAGAACCATCATGGACGAGGAAATGTCCGAAAAGATGTTTCAGATCAAAACCCTTCACCCGGAATCTCGATATGGGAATGGAATTGGGGTTGGTACGGAAGGTGTCGAAGCCGAAAGCGACAGCGGGTTTGAATGGTCAGACTATGGCATGGCAGACCTGTTTGGGGAACTGTACCGGGCAGAAGCCCGGTACTGCCCCGATATGAAAAGCTGGTATACCTACTTTGACGGCGCTTGGCGGCGTGACGAGGGCGGGGTCTTGGTCGGTGAGAAACTGAAAGACTTTGTACGGCTCATGATTCTCTACTGCGGGGAGATCGTAGATGACGAATTACGCAAGGCGTATAGTACGTTTATCGTCAAAATGGGAGACCAGCGGATGAGAGCGCGGATATTGAAAGACGCGCAGGGTGTGTTAAGGATCGAAGGTCGGGCTTTTGACGCAAACCCCTATCTGATCAACTGTCAGAACGGAACCTATGACCTGAGAGACTTTACCTTCCGGGAAGGACGCTGGGATGACTTCTTGACCATGCAGACCGCCTTTTCCCACACGGTATCGCGTGAAGTCAGGTGTGAGCGCTGGGAACAGTTCATTGATGAAGTCTGCTCCGGGGACAAGGACAAGGCCGACTATCTCCAACGTGCGCTGGGGTATTCCCTGCTGGGAAAAGCAAATGAAGCCTGTATGTTCATCCTGTGGGGCAAGACAACAAGGAATGGCAAGAGTACACTCCTTGGGACTATTGACCGGATGCTGGGAGACTACAGTAGCGTCACCCCTGTTGGGATCATCTGCCGGGGCGGCGGGGCTGGAAGTAGCGGAGGATTCGGCGGGGGCGGCTCTGGCGGCGTGGAAAGCGCGTCCCCTGTGCTGGCTGGTCTCAAAGGCAAGCGGTTTGTCACCATGAGTGAAAGCAATGAATACGGCAAGCTGGACGAGGAAAAGATCAAACAGTTTACAGGCGGGGAAGAAATCACCAGCAGAGCGCTTTATCAAAGCGCAATGACATGGCTCCCCCAATTCACCATTTGGCTGTCCTGCAACGACCTTCCCGCCGTGAGGGACAAATCGCTGTTTGCATCAGAGCGAGTGCGCGTGATCGAGTTTTCTCGCCATTTTACACAGGAAGAACAGGATAAAGGGCTTGCTGACTACTTTGACACGCAGGAAGCCCGGTCAGGTATCTTCATGTGGCTTGTCAGAGGTTATCGAAAGTATTTAGGAAAAGGGCTGACCATGAACGAGCCGATGAAGAAAGTCATCCGTCAGTATGAGAAGGATAACGACTTTGTGGGTCAGTTCTTGGAAGCCTGTTGTGAGTGCGGAGATTGGCCTGAATATAAAATCAAACCGCGAGACCTCTTGAATAAATACAAGATGTGGTGCAAAGCGGAAGGATATTTCGCTATGGGTGCTTTCAAGTTCTATAACGAGGTCGAACGTCATAGCGACTGGACAGATGGACGCAAGGTTCGTGATGGATATGATTATTTCAGCGGCATACGGTTGAAAACGGTTAATATCTGATTGAAACGAGGGGTGAACATGAAAATAAATAATATGACCGTAGCGGATTTTCTCGCAATTCCCGAAAGAAAAGGGTTTGATTCGGATATTGGATTGTTTCGTAGTCTGGTTATTCTCCCAATGGACTACCTTCATGATAGCGGGTATAAGTGCATGGATTTTGTGGCTGTTGATCGAGATGGCGAACCGATTTGTAAGTTATCCGGTTGTTCCGATGTCCTTCATCTTGACGGGATTGGAGGTTACGGGAAGTCGTGTCTGGTCGGTGTCACCAACAGACCGATTCAAGGCTGGAGCATCGACTGTCTCCCCTGCGGATTGCTCAGAATCTTTTGTAACGGCTGGATCGAAGCCGGACATGCGCTCAGTGATTTTCAGATTTATTGGCATGAACGGAGCGAAAGAACATGAATGTCGATATTGAAGGGATGCTTCTTTGTATTATTGTCGTTTGTGTATTAGCGCTCATAGCGGTTTGGAGACAATAGGAAGGTAGAATTATTCTATGCAGTCAGAACGTCAACGTTGCGCTTGTGAAGAACCATATAGCACGATCTTCCAGAACTACTATGATTTGATGACAATACAAGCAATTGAAACTTACGAAGAATTCATTTTTCAAACAATCAGACCTTATTGTGAACTGGTGATGCAAAGAAAAATCAGCAAAAAGGTATTGGAACAGGCACTCACTGAATATTTTGAAAATCATCCTCAGAATCAAGATTGAAAAAGAAGGAAGGCAAAGTGGAAATGACATACGGTGAATTGGCTGATTACGCGCAATCGCAATTTACACTGACACAAACAAAAATTGCAGATTGGCGTCCTGCGGGTGACATATATGTTGATGACCTCTGCTTCCCGTTCGTGGCAGAAGGAAAAGATTGGGTCAGTATACCAAATGGAATCCGGTTCTGGCTGGAGAATGGCGATTCGATTATCTATGTGAAGAATAGAAATAAGTGTTGATTTTTTAATAGGTAAAGTTGTTATTATCAGATAAATCTGTTAGATTCAGTGGGAAATTATTCACTTTTCTATATAAGTCTCTCTATAGGGGCTATATATAGAAAAGTTATAGGGAAAAGTGAGAAATTTTCCACTGGCTTAAATATAAAAACCTGTTATATTAGAAAAATATGTTGAAAGGAGTAACGTTATATGAGTGAGATGAAAAAGTGTCGCGGCAGACCGCGAAAGGCTGGGGCTGGTACTGGTGCAATCACCAGTCAGGAGTTGGACAGGCTCCTTGGTGTGAACAAGGAGACTGGCGCGAGTGTACGTGGCGAAGCGACAGCGGAGCCACTTCCGGGCAAGGAGACCGTTCGGGCGGGTAAGGCGCTTTCAGGCAAGGAGACCGTTGCGTGTGCGCGTGGCGAAGGGGCTGGGACAGGAGCGCGGACTGTGGCTGAGAGTAAGGGGATGACACCGGAAGAACTGATTGCTAAGAGAAAAGTTCCTCAGAGTGATTACCGAAATTCCGCTTTGCAGAAGGTTGAAGATACGACATTGGAGGATGGAACGATTGTCAACAGCAATACTCTGTACATTCGGAAGAATTTAGAGATTGCGAATTTACCGGAGATTGATTTGACCAATCCTGATGAAGTTGGTGAGAGAATCAATCAGTATTTTGAGATTGAAGCGAAGTATGGAAATAAGCCAACGGTTGCGGGTTTGGCGATGTCTCTGAATGGAATGAATAGACGTAGATTGAATGAGATTGTGACCGGAAACTTTGGAAACACAAGGGGAATAACGACAACTTTACCAAAAACTGTGACGCACTTGATTAAAAAAGCTCACCAGTTGATGGAGCAACTTTGGGAAGATTACATGCAAAACGGCAAGATCAATCCGGTCAGCGGAATCTTCTTGGGTAAGAACAACTATGGCTATCAGGACAAGACAGAATACGTGGTGACACCCAACTCTCAGCGGGACACCGACTATTCCGAAGCGGAGATCAGGGAGCGACTTGGACTTCCGACTTCCAACTCTGATACGACTATCGACTAACGACTATCCGACTATCGACTATCAACTCTTACGACTATCAACTATTACAACTCTCGACTTACGACTAACGACTAAACTATATTTCTCTCCATCTTTGACCCGGACAAGCGCCGGGTCATTTCTTTCTCTCTCCCTCTCTGATCGTGACGCGCATGGGCGCGGGTGCGCGGGTGCGCGTGAAAAGCTTTTAAGAAAAGCCCTCCAGCCTTGCGGAAATGGCAGGGGCTATCCCTCCAGCCCTCCAGCCTTGCGGAAATGGCAGGGGCTATCCCTCCAGCCCTCCAGCCTTGCGGAAATGGCAG